TTATGCAGATTTCATGAATTTCGAGCAGTCTCTATCTAGCAAATCTATATTTTCTTTATATTCTCGAATTATTGGTATTCCTATCATTTCCCTTTTAGGTATTGATAATTCGGTAATTTCTAAAGCTCTAGGTTTTAAAGGATTCCTTTTTATTAACCCCTTATTTTGCAATCTTTCCAAATGACCTTGTACAGTTGAGGTTGATTTTAATGAAACTGCTTCACATATTTCTCTTACTGTAGGTGGATATCCACAGTTTTCTGTATATTCCTTTAAAAATTCATAGATTTCTCTCTGCTTATTATTTCCCATTGTTGTTCATCCCCTTATGTTTTGAACATGTATTCGCACGAACATATGTTTTATTATATATTACCATTATCTATAACATTTGTAAATATAATTCTTACATAATGTCACTCAGTAAGCTTTTTATTAAATCATCTATAGTATTGTAGTCCATTCTTTTCAATACTTGTCCTATTTGCCACTTTTCTGTATTATTAACCTTAAACTCAATTGAATGTAACGGAAGTTCTTCTATGTCATCTATATCATTAAAATCTTCTGCTATATTAAGTTTATCTTTTTCACATTTACTTTTTTCTGCACATATAACTAATGTTATAAGTGGAACTGATAGAAACCAAAAACCTCCATAGAATCCTAAGAACTTAAAATCATTTATCAGATAAGTTATTAGATTTAAAATACTTCTTATCATTTAACCAGCTCCCCAGTCATTTCTCTATATTTCATTAAACATAAGCATCTTATAAAAGTACTTGTATCCATTCCATTCTCTTTGGCAAGTTTTACTATTATTTCTTTCTCAGATTTTGTAACATGAGCAACTACTCTATTAACTCTTAAATCAGACTCACTCTTACGTGCTCGATTTTGAATATTGTCTTTCTTCTTAACCCTTGTCCCATTCTTTACATAATATACTGCCATAACCTCTCCCCTACTCTCTTATAGATTCTATAACCCTTATTTTTTAAAGCTTTAATGGATAATAGTGCACTATTAGTAGCATGATAATGTACTACTAAATATCATAATCTGTAATTCTTTTATTCCTCTTTTTATGTTCTATTATGTTAATATCTCTATTCATAGCATTAATATTAGCATTCTCCATATCTCTCCGTATTAGCTCTTTAACGTAATATGAAAAGTCTTTTCCTTGAATAAAATTCACCAAATCCTGTTCCTTATTTTTAAAACTTACTGGTTTAGTTACTGCCATATAGATTCCCCCAATTCTCCAAACGCTTGAGAATTTGCATAAATAGAATTTTCTTGCAATGAAACTGAATTTTCTCCTATCTGCTTTCTTATTGAATTATAAAACAAGTTTGCTCCACCACCTGTTAATGAAATGAAATTAGTTCTAAGTGAATATTCAACTTGTAGTTGATTGATAAGTTTATCTACAAATAGATTGTACATATCTTCAATCGAGTCATCCTTTATCATTTCTCCATCTAGTATTAATCCATTTTTTAATATTCTTTCAGCATCATTTACTTGAAGATCTAAACTATACTTATTATTAATTTTCTTAATTAAGTCAGTTTGAAAGTTTATTGTTCCAAGTGGTAAAGATATAGGATTAATAATCTTTCTTCTGTTTCTTTCATTAATCACCATAGCACAATCTGTAGTTCTTCCTCCTATATCTACAACAATACCTTCCCACTCATCATCAAGCGTAACAACACCTTCAGGATATATCTCTACATCCTTAATTACTAAAGGTTTCTGTATACCATTAATAATTACACTTTTTTCATTGTTATTTAAAACAAGATTAGTTAATGCTGCTTTATCTTCTTTGTACTGGCTCAAAGGAAGTCCTAAAACAATATAGTTGTAAACTGTATCTGTAGAAAGTGCTAATGCCCCATATAAAAAGTTAATATAGTTTTTCTTATCCACTTTCCTATATGTTGTGTCATAATTTCCCTCTCCAAGCCATAATTCTTTGTTATCTATAATAAGTTTACTGGCTTTATTTAAAGGCTCTGTTTCAGTAATTTTTGACTCAAATAATACATTATTAGAAGTACTGCAAGTTGCATTCCCAATATCAATACCTAAAATTGAATAATTTTGCATAAATTTATCTCCTTTTAATTAATCCATGTTTAATTTATATTCATATTAGTTATAAAAATTACTCAATTTTATATTTTTTTAATAAGATTTATATAAAAATAAAAAGGATAGATGCTTTATTATCTATCCTCTAAATAAATTATATCTTCAATTTTAATATTCAACATTTTAGAAATCTTCATTACAGCTTCTAAACTTGGCTGTGACGAGTTATTTTCCCATTTATTATAACTTACTTGACTAACACTCAAATATTCTGCAAAATCCTTTTGTTTTTTATATCCTAACTTCAATCGTATTTCTAATAATTTATTCTTAACGCTCACAATACCACCCCTAATAATATTGTAAAATAACCACAATAAATAAGCAAATATAAACCATTTTTTAATTTAATAAGCAATTGTAAAGGGTTCTTCTTTTAATAATTCAGCAGAATTATCTTTTGTAGTTATTCTGAAATTACCTTCTATAGATTTAAGATTTCTGCTTACACCTTTATTTATGAAATTAATTTCAGCTTTTATTTTATCACCTGATAATATATCAGAAGTAAATTTGGGATCAACCATATAACCATCAACTAAAATATCTGTGGCTTGAATTGTTAAAGTTTTATCTGATTTATTCTCAATTTTAATATTTATATCCGGCCCGCCATAACTATTTCTTTCTATTCCAATATACGATATTTTAGCATATTCATTATCAAAAATTATTTTTTCTTCTTTTTTTTCTCTTTCCCCTGATGAACAATAATTAACCTCAAATGGTTCTGCTTTCAATAAACTATTCTTTGCATCATTAGCCATGATTCTAAATTTACCTTCAACAAGTTTAAAATCTTTTTCTACTTTAGAGTCACTTCCAACATATTGATACAAAGTCATTGTGTCCTTTACTTTTTTGCCAGATAATACCTGACAACTAAATATTGGTGTTGTTGAATAATCATCAACTAGAACATCTTCTACTTGAATTAATAAATTTTGATTGCATTTATTTTCTATCACAAAATTTATTCGGGGTCCATCAGTGTAATTTCTATCTATTCCTGCATAAGTTATTTTTGCATATTCATCTTCTAAAAGAATCTTTCCCATTACCTCATTTTTAGTTTTATTATCATCTTTAGAATTAGTCACACTTACTATATCTGTTTTAGAATTTGTCGTTTCTTTTGATTTAGAATTTTCACATCCGGATAAACTCAAAGCAATTACAACAAACAGTAAAGTTCCTACTAATCTTTTCATAGCTTTACCCCCTAAATATATTATTATGTATAATTGTACATTATTTGATATCTTTGTCAAATATAGCATTCCAACAGTTAATAAAACTATATTCTCCATAATCTATTCCTTATTATATCTATTATTCACGTTCTATTCTTTCTTCAAGATGCTTCATTAAAATTCTAAGTTCTTCTTCTCCTAATTGCTTTTCTAATATATCTAGAACTGCCTTTGATTGGCTTTCACGTAACATTTTCTTTCCTTCTTCTGTAGTAGGATAGTTAACTCTAACATTAATCTTTTGATGTTTTTTGGGTCTGGCCATATAAACTCACTCCTTTGTATTTTCTTATTGCAATAAAAAGAGTTGTGATAAAATCGCACAACTCTAACGTTTTTCTATTATTTTATTTCTATTCTACAAGCCTTTATTTAAATTCATTTTTATATAGTCTATAATTGTTTCTTCTGAATCCTCAAAAATATCTGCTAATCTTAAGAATACTTCTTGATCTTCTATTGGCATATCTTTTATTGTCTCTTCTAAATCTTTTGTACTCATAAACCACCTCATAGATATTATAAATAAAACTAATTAACAGTTAATACTTTAATTATTACCAATTACTTAATAATTTATTACAAAATAAAAAAGATGTCTAAATTAATAAACATCCTTTTTATTTTGCTCGATATCTTACTTCTATTGTCATAAAAAATTAAATAAAGATAATTTTAAAGTCCTTTTTCGTAGCTTTCTACCATTCTCTTAACCATTTCTCCACCAACGCTACCATTTTGCTTTGATGTAAGATCTCCTTTGTATCCTTCTGCATAATTTTGTAGTCCTAATTCAGATGCAACCTCTGTTTTAAATTTGTTTAATCCTGCCTTTGCTTCTGGTACTAAAGTTTTGTTACTATTATATGATGACATAATAACTACCTCCTTAATATTTGAATTATTTTCTACACTAATATCTTATCCAAAGCAAAACTTAATACACTATAAAATTATTGACATTTATAGCATTCTTAGCTGTAAATAGTTCTGTATAATCAATAAAAGAATTTTTTGTAAAGAAAAAGCAGCAAGTAAGATTTCGCTTAGGTGCTGCTTTAAATTAATTTTCTTTTAATATTGATATATATTTATTTGTTGTTCGTTCTTTTCCTATTGCCAATCTAAATAATTTGTATAATTCATTACTATCCCAAAGCTTTAAACTTTCCTTACAAATAATAGTTTGAAAAATAAAAATATATTTCGATATCTCAGATAATTCATTCAAGACGTCATTGACCATACTTTCATTTAAAGTTAGTAAATCGGAAAAATATTTAAAAGTATTGTCTCTACTTTGAGGAACTAATGAATGAGATAAACCTGATAAACTACTATATTTTTCTTGTAATTTTGTATTCAAATTTAGTCCTTTTTCTTTCAATCTATTTTTATAATTATTATTTATCACTTTATCTAATGTAGCCTTATTTGTTGAAAAAGACCTATCATCAATAAGGTATGGATTTAATTCACCATTATTATGAGATCCAATAATATATTTAATATAATTTTCTATACAACTCCTTAAAACTAATAATGATGCTCTTGAATAATTTTTAATTATCAATGAAAATGCCTCTAATAAGCATGAAAAACATACATTATAATAATCATTATCAAACTTTTCTCTTAACTCTATCCGATTAGATAAATAATTAATCGCATATATTTTCATAAAAATTTTTTTTAATTCTTCTGGAAACTTATTTTTTACTATATTTTCTTTATGAGTATTTAGAATAATATTTAACTGTTTCATAGAATCATCGTAATAACTCATTATTTATTTTCTCCAATAAAGTTCATCCAATTAACTACCTCTTTATTAATATCTATACTTTTTTTGTTTTTATAGTTTTTAACCTCATCTCCAGGTAAAATTTCATAGATTTCTTTTACCATTTGTATTATTTTTGAATATTCTACTTCTTTTAAAATAATACGTTGAATTCTTGAACCTAATAATGTTCTAGAATCATACAAATAGTCTCTAAATGGTTCATTAATATCTAAATATTTTATAATTACTTTATCAATAAATGTTTTTAAATTTGAGTTTTTGGGAAATAAGTCTTTTCTTAAAATAATTTCATATATAAGTCCCATAAATAATAATTTACTTTGATACATACTTAGCCTATTAGATACAATTATTTTTATATCATTTTTAATATCTTCTAATGATCTTTCTTCATTCATTATTTACTTCTCCTTACAATTTACTTATTATTTCGTCAGTAATCTTTTCAATCGAGTTTATTAATTCAGAGTATTTTGAATCACTTTTGGCTTCATCAAACATAATAAATCGTGTAGGAACAGATGGTATGTATGGTAAATCTGCATCAAAAAAATCTATGTCTTCAAAATTACTCTTTAGGCTACTTTTCCTATATGCTTCACTCTTTATATTTTTATGTACCAATGTAAATATAACTCCTAATCTATTCAACTTTCTATTTGTCATCTTATATACTCTATCATTATATATTTTTTCATTTATTTGTTGTTCTAGCAATTTTATTCCTATAGAAGAATACAAATCCACTTTGCTAGGAATAACATAATAGTCAGAAGCAAATAAACTTGCATGTGTCAATATTGACCATGTTGGTGGACAATCTATAAGTATATATTTATAATCTTTTAGTATGTTATTATCTGCAAAATGATTAAATACAGCTCCAACTTTACCAGAAGTATCTCCTGCAATTTCTTTTGCCATTGTTAAATCTCCCGGTATTAAATATAAATTTTTACATATATTTTGTGTAACGCTAGCATTATCAAGTGGCTTATCAATATTTGATGATTCAAACATTTGTAATACTGTTTTTTTATTATCAGATAGATTTTGATAAAATTCTGATGATTTTGTTTCCTCTTCAAGTAGCTTTTCATCTAAATCACTATCTTTTGATATATTGTAATAACTTGTCCCATATAAAAGCAAACTTTGAGTTGCATTAAACTGTGGATCCATATCTACTACCAAAACTTTATTACCTAACTCAGATAATCTTTTAGCAACATTAATGGTTAATGTTGTCTTTGCAACTCCACCTTTCATATTTATAAATGAAATTACTTTCCCTAAATCTTCACACATCGTTTTACCCCTTATTTCTGTTTTCTAAAACATATTAATTTTATTATTAATTATACTTACATAATACTATATTTAGGACTGCTTTTCCATAATATTTTAACTATGCTATATTTTATTTAGAATTTTCATATAAATTTATACATAAAGATAAAAGCAGCACATAAGAAATAAATCTTATACGCTGCCATGTTTATTTATAATAATTTTCTTCTTTCTGCAATTAATTCTTCAAGTTCCTTTATATCTTCAAGTGTTGCTTGCTTTTTAATAAAACTTCTTGCAGTAGACCTATTTCTTAAATACCTTGCTTTTTCTCTATTCTGCTCTTGCCACTTTTTATTAGCTTGTGTTTGTGGATTTTTATTTTCATCCATGCTTAAATCCCCCCTATTATTTTTAATATTAATGCAACTAAAAATGCAATTAAACCAATAAGTTTTAATACTCTCATTATTAATTCTTTATACAATTTATTCATATTGCATATGGAGAACAATTCTGCTATTATTTAGATAGGAGTTAGGCTATTACCTAACCCCATTAACTTTAGTTTATTATCTCTATTAATATCAGTATCCAGCCGATAAGAGATATTAAACTGATTACGAGCTTTTCAAGTAATTTTATTATTTTGATAAGCTCTTTTATTTTGTTCTCCATTTTCTCATCTCCTTTCCATACTCTTATTATACTATCGATAGTATAATTTGTCAATAGTTTTTCTATAAAATTACATAAAAAATAAGGTGAATACAAGCAAAATACTCATATTCACCCAATGTTAAAGCTATATTGTGCAATCTAGCCTTACATATTATATCATATTAAAGTTTTTAAATAACATTATTATGGAGTAACTGAATAGTCACCTTCTGTATACATCTTAAATTCACTCCACCTTCTAGTTATTAGTCCTGGATACTCAACACCATTAATATCTGTAATGCATACTATCCAGTTATCCCATGTATTAGCTTTATTTCCTAATACTATATCTGCTATACCAAACTTTTTAAAATTGGCAAATCCCATATTATAAAGAACATCAACACATGCATCAAATTGATTTTGAGATAATGAAATATTATTCTCATTTAACCAATCAGTAAGTATCTGACATCCATTTTGCATTTCTTCTTTTAACCATTCAAAAGCTTGTTCTTTTGTACAAGTTTCTATTCCCTTGGCTTTTAATTTTTTCCCTACACTTCCAGCAGTACTTGTACCATACCCAATAGTAGCAGTACCATCTCCATAATACCAATATGAATAAAATCCCTCAAATTGCTTTGTATTGTTAATAAGTTCATCTGATACTGTAGTCCCATCTTTTACCCAAGCTCCATGAGTATTAAAACTATAATACTTACCATCTATAAGAATTCTACAGTTAGAATACATATATCCCTTATCTATATCTAAGTAATACCATAATCCATCAGTATCCTGGAACCATCCTATAAGCATAGCGCCATCTGGACCTAATCTGTACCATTTTCCATTATCAAGAACCCATTTATTAGATACCATGTAACAATTATCATCGAAGTAATACCACTTACCATCTTTCTCATATTTGAACCAACAATTTTGATATGCATACCCTTTAGAATCAAATCTGAACCAGTTTCCATTTATCATTTTCCAATCTGATTGATAATATGTTAAACCATCCGGACTATACCACCAGCCTTTATCATCTTTATTCCACCCCACAGTATATTTTTTCTTTTCAGGTCTATTAATGTTTTTCTCATCTTCTAAAGCCCATAATTCCTTAATAATAGAGCTATTTATATCTAAATAATATTTTCCTTTATCTCCATTATAATCTCCCCAGCTATTTATTAATATTAATGTATCTTCTTTATATCCAATACATAACAGAGCATGACCACCTCTTTTTTTACCATTAGGTTCCTTAGGAATAATTCCACCATTAATGTTGGAATTATAGAAATTTTCATATACTCTTACTGTTATTAAAACTGGCTTTTGATATTTAAATAAGTACTCTTTAATATTTTCTATATCTAGTCTTATGTATGATAATGACTTGTGATCATCTGCTTCATCTAACAACTTATCTTTTCCATACTTCTCTAATGTATTTACTATGCTTGGATATTCCTTATTAACAGGAAAAGATTTCTTTGTACAATCTCCATACTTCACTAGATTTTTTAAAGCTTCTCTAGTAATCATTCCAGTACCTTGAAAATCATCTTCTTGCCTATTAGCATAAATAAACCCAACACTATACATACTATATGTACTAGTTCCATCTATATATGATTTCATACAACTTAATGCATGTGCTACACAACTTCCAACATTTCCTTGATTTAAAATTGGATAGTCATAATCTAAAATATATTTATCTGGTATCTCAGTTTCTGTTGAAGTACATGAAACCATGCTATAATCATAGTCCCTTAAGTCTACCGGTGAATCAATTGCTCCTAATATAAATTTATCTTCCATAAATAAATCCTCCTTAAATTAAAATAGACAGCCATAAGGCTGCCATGATTATTCTTCTTTATTTAATTGCTTAGTTGTCTGGTTAACTCCTACAGCAACTCCCCAACATAAAATGCCTTGAAGTACTGCATTGACAATAGCTTTGTACATTACCATGTATTCTGTATTAATTAAATTTAATAAAACTGAAAAGGTAATGCTGAATATCATAAGTGATATAGTAATATACTTATCCTTAACACCTTCTAATTTCTTTAAGAATATTCCTAAAGTATAAGTTGCTACAATTAATATTAATAAGTTTTCTGGGATAAATTGAATAAGATTTGTTAATTCCATTTTTAATTCCTTCTTCCTATTTTCCTAATGAGTCTATTCTGTGATGTGCCGATTTTACACTCTGCTTAACTTCTATTAAGTCTTTTGCGAGTTCATTAATCTGCCTATCTCTTGATTTATTATCTAATCTTATATCGTCTACACCTTTGCTGATATAATCTAGCTTTGCTTTTGTTTCTGCATCTTCTCTTGTCTCTGCTCTAATATCGTTGCTTTTATTTCTTTGAAATGATAAATAAGTTATAGTGACACCTAAAATTGTGCAAATTAATGCAACGCTTATTGTCTCCATCTGACACCTCTTTTCTTTAATATTTCCAAACGTTTGAAACTTTCATAAATAAAAAAAGACCTATAAAAAGTCTCAGAATTTACTTTATGGTTATTAAATTTAAATACATTTAATAATTTGTTATTATTAATTCTTTATATTTCCCTCTTCCCTTAGTTTCTTTTGAAACCGAATAATTAACTTGTACCTCTTTTATGTTAAAGTCTTTATACCATTCTCTTATGTTCTCATGATCGTTTATTGTTAATAAAAATTTCCCCTTGATATTTGAAAGTTTATCTCTTAACATTAAATGTTCGTGTTCTCCAAATGTATTTCCATACCCAGTTGTTTCTAAATAGGGAGGATCACAAAAGAAAAAACTATATTCACGATCATATTTATCTATAATTTTTTCAAACGATAAATTTTCAACATAAGTATTTCTTAATCTCTCTTTTAAATCTCCAAGTACATTTTTATAAAAAATTTGTGGTGATGGTTTTGTATTTGTACCATATCCATATACTCCACCACGCCCTGCAAAGCTTTGTGTTATTAAATATAGAAATCTTACAGCTCTATGAATTTCTGTTAAGTATTCAATTGTGCAATGTTTATACTCTTCAAAAATATCTCTACCAGAAAATTCATATTCTAATTGTCTTTCTATTTCTGGCGAATGATATTTTATCATTTTAAATAAGTTAATAAGTTCCTTATCTATATCATTTATAACTTCAACTTTGCTTTTTTCCTTCCCAAAATATACCCATCCTGCTCCAAAAAACAATTCAATATAACAAGTATGTTCTGGTATCATTTCAATTATTGTTTTTCTTAATTTACTTTTGCCTCCCATACGGCAAATAGGTGGTTTTAACATAATATCACGTCCTTACTCTATAATGCTTTAAAGTTAATTATTATAAATTAATTAAGTCTGCTAGGTAATTTTAGTTCATCATCCCCATTTTTAATATTTATTCTTTTACATATATTTAAAGTTATATTTCTTATTTGTTCTAATTCAGTTTCTGTAATTAATCCATCAACATCAATATTTGTATTAATTTCTATTTGAACATTACAATCCTCCCCCTCTTGATTAAGATAGACTTCAAATACTTTTTTATTAAACATAATATTTATCTCCTCTCTTATTTTTAGCAAAAATAAAAACACCTACTGGTGTTTAAACTTTGCTCTTATTAACTTTTTATTTGATTACATTCTACTCTGTTGTAACTGTTTCTTCTGTAGTAGTTTCTTTGTACTTTTCTTCTGCAAGCTGCATTAATTTTGTATATTCTTCTTGAGTAAGAACATTAAATGCAAAGAATACATTTACCTTCTGTTCTACCTCTTGCTTTGTTGAATAATATTTGTTGTTAATTAAGTTTTCTAAAATTTTAGTCATTTTACATCTTCCTCTCTTATTTTAATAAATTATTATAAGTTACATCCACTACAGCAGCCTGTGTTTTCAATAATTCCTGCTTTGTAGTTTCTAATTCTTTATTCTTAGATTCTAATTCTCTCTTAAGTTGTTCTTTTTCTTCTGTAGTTGCTTGTCTATCTGCCAAAATGAAGCTATTAGTACTTAAGTCTACTCCTATGACTTCTTTATTATCTGCAACTAATGCGGTTAAACAATCATATTCTTCTTGCAATCCATTTTGAGTAAATAGTAAGTCTCCAGTCTTTTTATTATATACTGCTAAAATTTTATTCATATAATATTCCTCCTATATTAAAATCCATCTACTGCTACTGCAATTATAGTATGTCTTCTAGTTGACCATGAATCACCAGAAGGTGTAAAGGTTACTTGGTTAGGAGTAGTATTAATATAATAATTAATAGTACCTCCTGTTGTAAAGTTTCTAAATGTTGATTGACCTGTACTAATGGAATTATAATAAATCCAACCTCTAGTTAGTATAGTTCCACCTGTTGTATAGGTTATAAACAACAATATTTTTCCCAATAATTCAGAAGGATTGTTACTTATTACATATTTAGAGTTATTACCAGTCGCCCCATCAATGAGAGTTTTTGCAGGAACTCCTCCTAAACTTTGTATTGTAGCATTACCTGTTCTAAGTGCTCCATCTTTCCAATAAGTATAACCGTTTAATACTTTAGTATCATCTGCTGTCGCTCCACCAGTTTGACTTGCTAAACTATTAGCTATAATTTGTCCACCAGCATAATAACCTTCCTGTAAATTAACAACTCCTCCACAATTTAAATTAGATGTCGGTGCACCTCGATTAACCATAGCACCATCTACTCGTCCATTATCACCTTCTCCATAATAACCTGCTAATAAATACTTAGGGATTAAGTTTCCACCACCCCCTTTACCCTGTAATATAAAATCCGTACCATTGTAACAAAGATTATATGGTATATTAGCTTTCATATTTCTTACAATATTACCATTGCTATCTTTAATGTTCTTCGCTCCATAGGAATTTAAATTCAAACTACAATTACCTGTCGCATTTGTTCCTACAAATAGAGTTAATTTAGTTCCTTTACCTAAAGACTTAATCCGTACATTAGCACCAACATATGCATTTGTTCCTGTAGCTTCTACTATTGGATAAGCTTCATTTTCTATCGATCTCATTTCTGTATCTATCTTTGTAAAATTATCTACGAAATCCTGTCTTTTAACATTGTCTGTTCCTTCCATTAGTTTTAATCCATAATTAGAACTAGTTTGCATTTTATCATCTCCTAATCAAAAATTTCTATATCATTCCATGTAATTTTATCTGCATTATTGTACGGTAAATTCTTACTATCTAAGTAATCCCATGAAGTGTACGTATATTTAAAATCAAATCCCATATGCGAAGGCTTAATCTTCTTTATCTCATTAATAAGTGCCTGCATATTTGTTGGAATCCCTTTAATCCCAACAAATTGTATAGTAAAGTATTTTTCCCTGTCATGACGTATTACATTGCACTCACCACCACTAAAGCTCTCAGCAACAATTTTTATTCTATATGTATCTGCTACACCTTTTCCACGTATAGCTGCTTTTATCACTTCTCTACGACTTTCATAACTCATACTTGGATTATATTGAATGCCATATTTATCTTCATAAATTCTAAGTCCCCATGTTGCAGTATAAACATTAAATTGTTTTAAAACATCTTCAATCTGCCATTTTAACAATCCTAATTCTAAACCTTCAACATAATAAATAGCCTCCATTTCTGGAAGCTCATAAATAAATTGTGGTACATATTTATATAAGTTAACAAAATACTTTTTTAATTCTTCCTCTGAAGGCATATTCTCTGCATACTTAGATACTCCATACTTGGATTGTCCATAATACATCTATATTCCCTCCAATTCATTCCATGTCATACCTTTTTTAACATTGCTATCTTTTATTTCTTCTAAGGCGTCTTGAACATTAGAACTCTCAAACTTATCTGAATTTATTAAAACCAAATCTGCTTGTGTTTCTAGGTGGTATATATTATTACTAGAATCTAAAACTTGTATTTTTTTTGTTGCCATCTTTTATACCCCCTCTAATTGATTCCATGTCATACCTTTTTTAACATAGGTAGTATTTATTTGTTTACCATCTGAATCTTGTGTTGCTCTTGTAGAAGCATTAGCATAATTAACTGTTCCACCATCTGATGAATTTATTATAGAAGTATAAGTATTATTGTAACTTGCTATAGATGTATAACAATTTTTTGTGTTATTAGTTGCAGTTGTTGTATCGGAAGGTTCTGAACAGTTTATTAAAGTCCAAGTTCTACCACAATTACCCCTACCTCCACTATCTAATTGTTTAGCTACTAAACCTGCATAACTTCCATTACATTTATAAAAAACATCTGCAAACCATTTGGCTTTTTCACTATGAATTCCTATTTGTATATCTCCTAAATCAAATCCACTTCTAACTAACCATTTAGCTTCTACAGTTGCCCAAGTTTCGCTTGTGGCAGATTGATCATTTGAACGTAATGTAATTCTAATTATTCCAAATTTTCCACCTTGATAACCTTGAGAAAGAAACAATGTAATTGATTGGTCTGCATAACTTCCAGTTCCTTCTGCATGAGCAATTCTACAATAAGGATAATTATTAGTATTTCCTTTTGAAACAGTACAGTTATAATTAAAACCATATAATGTTACATTTCCAGAACCATCGAAGTTTACACTTCCACTATAATCTCCACTTAAAGTTATAGTTCTAGCTGTAGCTAATTTAGTAGCAGTTGCTGAATTTCCAGTGCAAGCTAAAGCAGTCGTAGCAGAGCCGCCCTCACTAGAACTTCCAGCATAATTATGTGTATGGGAACTTGCAGCTTTTCCATTTAATGCAGCTTGAGTTGCAGTAGAAATTGGTTTATCGGCATCAGATGTATTATCAACATTTCCAAGTCCTACATCAGCCTTAGTGGGTTTATTACCAGTATGATATATATCATAAGTTTTATATAATATTGAAGTATCAGTGACTTTAAATATTGTATCTTGCCAAGGATTTGTACCTTTGCCAAAGAAGAAACTAGTTAGATTTTCTCCATTTCCATGAACGCCCATTCCGAATATTCTTTTGCTATTATCTTTATCTTTCATATTGATACCTTCTGCCCAGCTATTTTCATCTGTTCTGCATATTATATCAATTTTTGATACACTACCTTTGGAAAATGTTAATGCTCCATTTATTGTTCCACCATTTAATGACAATTTATTTTCATTAAGCCACTTTCCTTGCGCAGCTGACAAAGAATCACTTGTTGAAGTTGAAGTGAGATTATCTTGAATACCTCTCCAAGTATTAGTATCTGTAAATACTGCATTTGCAGGAACTGTTTTACCTAAAGTAAATCCATTTACAGTACCATTAAAATTAGTAGCAGTAATATTACCATTAATAGATAAATTAGCACCAGAAATAGTTGTTCCACTTCCAGTTGGTTGTAAAGTCATTAGATTAGTTGAATTTCCATACCAAGTAAATTTAGTAGTAGTATCATCTCCAATTTGATTTCTAAGTTCGCAATTATCCGAACTATTAATGATATACTGAATCTTTGCCCAATCTGTAGAACCTGTAGCATATAATAAATCTTTATTAGCTGTTAATCCATCCCACGAAATAGTTCCTGACATTGACCCACCAGATTTAGAAAGTTTATTATTCCAATCAGTTAAATTGCTTTCTGTAATTTTATCTAATGTTGTTTTATTAGCATGAGTATGATTTTGACTTGTATCAACATCTGCTTGGGTAATATATCCTGCATCGTTATTTAATTGAGATACTTTTGTTAAGTTTCCTTTGTGATAAATTTCATTTGTTCCATTCACATATACTTTATTTGTTGTATTGTAATTTAAATATAAATCTGACGATTCAAAATTCCCATTACCATCATCCATAATACCGTTAATACCTCTTACATTAAAATGACTATTTTGAGCAGAACCGAGTACAGTAACTTTACCATTAATAACTCCTCCACTTTTATCAAGTTTATTGCTTACTGTATTCCACAAAGTTCTCTCTGAACTTGTTATGTGTTTGACAGCATCACTTATATGTGTTGTAACACTATTCCAAAGACCTTTAACTGTATCTAAGAAACTCTTATCTGTTTTAGACATTTTTCCATCAACAGAACTTGTTGCTAATGGGATAGCATTTGCACTTATAGAAATCCATTTTGAACCACTCCACCTATAAGTTATATCTGTATCTTTAACATTTACTGTCCATCCATCTTGTGGACTTGGATAAGTTGTACTTAAAGCAGAATATGTTGCTACACTTTCTTTCCAGTCCAAGTCTGTTATAACTTGGTTTATTTTATTATCAATTTCATTTTTACTATACTTATCATTCCACCCTGTTTTTTCTGTATCGCTTACAAATCTATGGGTAGCATCTTCAACAATCATAGATGCATTATGAGTTGCAGGATGTACATAATTATTTGCATTATTAGCTATTCCACTTAATTTATTTTTCTCTTCTGTTGTATAATCATTTGCACTTAATCCTTTTCCAGATATCTTATCTACTTTATTAGTTACAGTATTCCAAGTTGTTCGTTCTGCTCCTGTAATATGCTTAACAGAATCAGATATATGTGAATAAGCACTATTCCAGTTATCTAATAAAGATTGTGTAATTTTATCAAGTACACTTTTATTATTATGAGTATGCTTATTAGTAACTAAATCTGGAATTTCTAATATCTTTTTTAATATATCATTTATATTCATTTTTAACTCCTTTACTTTTAATTTAAAACTTTAAAGAAAAGATTTGTAGGTATAGAATTTGTAACACTAGTTCCTACAGTTATTCCACCTTCAACGTCATCTATTAATCCTTTTAGTATCTTTCCTTGCTTCGCAGATAGAGCCTTTAAAGATTCGCTGGATTCTAAATTATCTATTACTTCGGCTGGTTTCCCACTAGAATTAATTATTACTCTACAATCTATTGCTTCATAGTTTTTTAATTCGATCGAGTTGTTGTCTATAATCCTAACCCCTGTAAGTTCTGCAACTTGCAATCCATTATAAATACTTACTATAATATTAGAATCATTTAAGTTATGGTTTATAGTAACTTTATATATATTTGGAGTTTCATTATTATCTAAAGTCCAATCTAAAGCATTAATAGATATAGGTGTATTAGTAACAATCTTGTCTTGCGAACCATTTCCAGCTACAATTATTTTATTACCTTCTTTAGTAATAGTAATGTTATTTCCACCTTCAATAATTATATTATCTGCAAGACCATTAACTGTTGTACTAACTATTTTGCCTCCTTCAAAAGTTAAATCACCTTCGCTACTTTTTCCAAGGGAATCAATGATACTTTTATTGTTGTGAATATGCCTTTTAGTATATGCATCATTCCAATTACCTCTATTAGAATTAATATCGCTCTTAATGCTTTGTTCTTCGGCTGTTGCTCTATTAATTTCTGTATTTAAATTAGTAGCTAAAATAGATTCTGCACTTTTTGCCCTATCAACTTCTGTATCTAAAGCATTATTAATAGTATTTTCTGTATTAATGGCTCTAGTTTTTTCTGTATCTATTTTAGTATTTAAAGTTGATTCTGCATCTTTTGCTCTATCTACTTCTATATTTAAGTTATTAATAATAGTATTTTCAGCATTAGTTGCTCTTAATATCTCTTTATCTAAGTTATCAGATAATACTTTTTCTGTATTAGTTGCTCTTGTAGTTTCATCATTTTCAGCTTTTTTCGCCCTGTTAATTTCTGTATTTAAATCTGTTTCAATTTGCTTTTCTTTTTTAACAGCTCTATCTATTTCAGTATTCAATGCTATTTGAGTTTCATTCAATGCATCTTGTAGATTATTAACATCTTCTGCTTCTACTGTATCTCCAGTAGTTTCATAGGTAATATATAAAACTGGCTCTGTAGAAAATATTTTAATAATAGTTTTCCATGGAGTTAGAGAAGGTGTAGAAGTTGTATATGTATTTATCTTAGTTCCTGTAAGCTTACTTCCTGTATAAATGTTAATTGTGTTTACTTCAACATTATCATGTGCTAATTCTTTTTCATAAACACCAGCTATTGGATTAACAACTTCTTCTATTGTATATATATTTCCATCTAACTTATTTAATTTAGAATTGAATTGTGTGATATCCAACTATATCGCCTCCAATTCTAAAATGCCTTTTATGGCAATCTCATCTTCAGCTAAAATACAATTAGATACCGATTCGTTTAAATATAAATCTGTATAATCAATTACACCTGGAATATCAAGAATTAACCTACCTAACTGTGCTATAGAAATATATTTAGTAGTTTTAAATGGCATTTCTTTTAATTCAGTATCTAACATTACACCAAATTTTTCTTTGCATATATTTAATATATAACCATCAGATAATTGTAATTTAACTTTAATATTAATTGCTTTTTCTATACAACTTACAACCGTTAATTCTGCTCCAATAGGTGCCTGTCCTTTACCCATCTTAGGATATGGATCTATATAATTATTTACTTCATTAACTAATTCTTTAGTCGCAGCCTTATGTCCATCTGCAACAATTATTATTTTAACTGTTCCATCCCCATCCCATTGTGGAATTACCTTACACTCTGAAACTCCAGTACATTCTTTAGCCCATTTTTCATAATGCGCATCGTTAGCACTACTTGGGGTATTTGAAGCATTTTCTAATATTCTCTCAAGATAGTCCCCATCTGATTCATCATCAACACCAAACTTAATTATCTCTATATTTTCAATACAAATAATACCATTTATATTTTGAGAAAACATATTAATATTTCCTATTGCCACATTTCCCATTGTTCCTATCTCAGTACATTCAACTTCAATTATTGCTATTTCTGAATCATCAACGATTACTGTGTTTTGCACCAAAAATTCTATTGCTGCTTGATCTTCGCTTCTTGTAGTGCATACAACTCTTCCAGCACTTATTCGAGTACCTTCTTTCGCTGATATTTTAATCTTGTGAATTGCAGCCGAACCCTTTTTCCTTGATATACCTTCAGCTTCACCTTTAAGATCTAAAAATTTTCCTGTGGCTGTTTGAGTGATTCCCAGCTTTAATATCTGTAGTAATGATACCCTTCTAAATTTTGCAATTTCTTCTGAAAAAGGCTTAACAGAATTCCAAAATATATCTCCTTCCATCGTATTAATATTAGATGGAGCGTTTGAAATAGCTCTCTTTAATACATCTTCTGATGTTTCCTTAAGATAATCCGGAAGGTAATTATCTATTGATATTGTCATTAATTATCATCCCACCTTCTCAGTATTTTTTAATACTTTACTTTGTCCTTTAATTGGAGTTACTTTGTACTCATAATAAACTTCTCCATTTTTCCAAGTAAAAGAAAAAGAATCAACACTTTTTGTATTTGGATGCACCATTAATGCTTCCTGTGTGATTCTCGCAAGCTCCATTTCCGTAGCCTCTTTATTTAATTCCTTATTCAATTCTTCTCTACCAAACCTATAAGTATATGCCTTAAATCTATTTCTTATTGTCATTATAGCAAGTTGACACCATTGTATATAAGCATCATAACTATTTAATATTTTTACAGTTCCATCTGGATTCTTTATAAATGTCATTGTTTCAAAATCAATAGCATATGATCCTTTTAATTCAAATGTAGAATTTTCTTTAATAGTTACAGATTCAATACTATTTGTAGGAAATAAATTAGCCATTAGAAATCCTCCCAACAATAACAGCATTAATACCCATAACTGCAACTAACACTCTATCTCCTACCTTTATAGCCAATTGATTACTAGGTGTTTTTATTGTATGTGTATGTGATTCTGTACCACTAGCTGATTCTGTTGTAATGTTATCAGTATTTTTTAAATTATCCAAAATCCAATAATCACCTTTAGGATATTCTTGCTTTATTCCATCTACTAGTAATCCACTTTCAGTTACAGTTGCTAACGCCATACCAGTTCCATAATTGGATGCTGCTATTGATTGATTTGTATTTCCATGTACTACTCTTGCAATTTCATTATAAATATCATTTGGCATAAAATTTCCTCCTTATATCATCTAAAGTAGACATAGCATTCATTGTCATGCTATCTGCATCACCTAAATTATGTGTGATTTCAGTTACGTAATAATATTTATCATATAATGATACTTTGTCTCCTGCACGTATACCTGGAATATCTTTAACGCATTTAAAATTCCATGTATCTTCACCTGTAGAAAACATAGAGTTTGCTTTATCCTGTCCTGTTGCATAATCAGTTACTTTACTATCTTGTACTATTTTTTGTATAGTTCCATAATCATCAGTTCCTTGTTTGAATACTCCTACTATAGGCGAAATTTCTGGGCTTTCTTCTTTACTTTTATTTTCTCCAAGCACCTTTACTTGAGTTACAACTCCATCTAATGTGTTTTTACGACTTGGATCATCGATAATTCCATCAAGTTTATATATAACTTCATTTGTGCCTAGTTCAATTAAATCAAGAGAAGTGCCCATTCTGTAGCAATACAACTTTCCACCCTTTTGAGCTGTTTCTTTAAGATCACTCCACATCATTGTATATAATGAATTTTTTCTTCTATCTTTAGATAATCCTATTCCTGTATCTGCAAAATTTCCTATTGGTATACTCCAATCATTGCATATGTTAGTAGCTCTTTGAGTTGCTGTATGGCCATCATATAACAATAATTCATCTTCTGATTCTTCCAAATAAACAGTTCTTTCTTTACATTCAAGTGATATTCTCATTGTCTTATCGCTTTCATTTGTTGTCCAAATCACGCCTGAAAAAATCTTCTTATTTTCTTTTGACCAGAATCCCTTATCGTAAAATTCTATAGAATCACCTTTTGTTAATCCTATTTTATTTGCAAGTGCATAATTTTTTAATATTTCAAAATTCATAGTATAAGAAATAGTGTCTATGGATTCTTTAAGTGATCCAGATAACGATAGTCCTTCTATCTTATATTTATTTTTCAATACTAAATCCATAATATATCACCACCTACGCTTTTGTAATAAAGCCACGATGCACCCAACCGCCTGCAACTCCATAATAAATCTGAACCCATTCGCCCCATTGCGAATACACTGTATATGTTTCTCCTTCGTATGCATATCCAAGTCCTGTACTATTTTGACTATCTTCTTCATATACAGTAGCAGTAATAACAATTTTTATTTTATCTCCATCAGAGTAAGTATCATCACCAAAATATCTATTACCATAATCAATTAGTCCACCTTGATATGAACTTTGTGAATTATCTATATATCCGATTAATAAGGGTTTGTGAGTTCTAAATGCTATACTGAAATATATATCTCCGACTTCTCCCCCCCTTACTTCTGGGTCAAATTGACTTATATTTACTATCTCATTAATACTTAATTCTGCTATTATTAATCTAATCTGAATTGTATCTAACTCTGCATCAACCCATTCATTAATTTTATTCATATATTGTTGCGGTGCCATTGTTGGCATACATACACAATAACTTTCATTATATTCAATAGGAAATAAAGAATTAAATGATGTTTCTCTTATATTTTTTCCATATTGTTTTATATCAACTTCACCAACATTTAATATTTCTTCTGTCTTGTATCTTCTTTTTTTAGGTGCTGATATCTTTTCTAATGGATTAACTGGGAAGTGAATTGTTGTATTACTGAATTCTTCAATTAAATATATATCTATCTAAATCAGCTCCTTCTAAAACTCCAATCGCTTGGAACTTTTACATAGCAAAAGCACCTGGAATAAATCCAAGTGCTCTATAATTATTTTTCTATTTATTTATATTTTATCATTATTTTTGTTTTTATTTTCTCAAATTCTTCTCAAAATATTATCATTAATTTAAAGTGAAATTCTTATCATTCAGTGACAGGAATTTCAGATGTTGTTCCACCTCTATTAAAAGTAATGGTTACTTTACTAATATCATTTTCGGCAACAAATGGCATATATATTTTACCTTTAGTGTTTTGTGGTATTGGTGTACTTCCCATATTTACATCATCAAATGACATAGAGAAATGATCTAGCATATAGTTATTTTCATCTTTAACAGTAAACGCATTATATAACATCAATCCTTCATAATTTGTATTGTCTTTATTATTGAAGTCTATATTTTCACATTCTAGGTTTAATAATATTACTGTTTTTTCGGTATTTTTTTTACTTCTTTGCCACCAATCTGTTTTGGTAACGCTTTTAATCATGAAATTGTATGATCCATGTTCTGTGTTCACTTCAAAAGGTTTATCTATTTCAATAACTTTATTTTGGTTAGAATCCTTTTTTAGGCTATCTATATAAGTATTAGTTTCTGATTCTGTAGTTACCTTTTCTTTATTATCTACAGGCTTTTGATTACATCCAAATGCCATAACATTTAAACCTATCAACATTATGCATAATATTCTTTTCATTATTGCTCCCCCCAACAACCATATTATAACTTATTTCTTAATATTTGAGAATGCATCTCTTAGATTTTGTCCAAATTGTTGCATAGCTTCATTAATCATTGCTTCTACATCTTGATTTCCGTTAATATTTATGTTCATACCTCCAAAACTAAATTGATTTCCTCCACCTGCCATTGCTACTTGTGGCTGGTATACTTCAACTTTTCCTTTTTGGGCTTTATTACTTTTTAAGAAGTCTACAGATTCATTATGATTTAATACACGCTCTCCTCCTCTAAAGTTTCTAACAGATGGATTTGTGATTATTTCAAAACCTTCTTCTGCTACTGGATGTAATCCTGCTGTTGCATTATCTGTTCCTGATGCATATCCTTCTTTGTGACCTGCCGTATGTCCTGCATCATTGCTAGATGTAAATGCTTCAGTTATATTTTTTGTTATATTTACTATGCCAGTCCATACTTTGCTACCTATTTCTCTTAAATTTTCTAAAAGTCCTCCAACTTCTCCTGTTGATTCGATTGCATTAGTACTTATATCTGCTGTAGTAACCGATGGTATTTGATTCAACTCTTCTCTAGTATTTCCTATAGCTTCTATTGCTCCACTAGCATCAGCTTTTATATAAACTTGTGTTCCGTTTATTTGTGCCATTCCTGTTATTACTCCATCTGATTCTTTTTGAATATCCTGCATAGACGCAACAATAGCATTACCCATTTTAAATTCACCTGTGTCAGTATTTAATGTAGAATTCGAAATAATATCTATTGCATTAATTATACCATCAGTTGCATTAGTATATGATTTTCTTAAAGTATCTAACTGGTCCTTTTGATCCTCTGAATATGCAGCACCTTTATCAGCTGTTTCATTATAAAATCCTGTTATTTCCTTTGAATAATCATCTACTGCAACAGTTACATTCTCCCATTGTTTTGTTAAATCATTAAATAAAGTATAATTTCCTGATTCTTTTATACTTGAAGCTCCAATATGAGAATCAATCATCTTTTGCATAATTTCTTGACTACTTATTTCAGTACCATTTAATTTATCACCTGTATATTTATTAATAGTTCTAGCCGCTCCTGAATTCTGATCCATTATAATCTGATACATTGCTTGTTTCTCATTCCAATTAGAATCAGCATAAGAGCCTCGAGTATTTCTTAATTCATCTATACTCTTTTGTAATGATGATTTTTTACTTTCTTCAGTTGTTTCTGATAATGTTTTTTCTAAAACAGCAATATTTCCATCCAAATCAGCAATTTTATCTTTGTATACATCGTCAATATCTTTATAAGAACTTTTAAGCAATTCACTCGCACTATCTGCATCTGTAACCTTGCTGGCATCTGTTGTAAATTTAGACTGAGCATATGCTTGATCATAGGTGTTTTTAGCATCTATAGCCTCTAATTTAAGACTATTCATTTGATCAATATATCCTTTTATTTCTTCTAATTCACTAGCTGCCAATTCTCTATTATCAGCATAGGCCTGTGACGTTATCTCATATACTTTATCCCTGGCAACTTGAATTTTTTCTGTAACATTATCATAATATTCACCTATTGATGAAACTGCCGAATCATTTTCTGAACTATAATCTCCATCCGCACTTAAAGCATCTTTTAAAACTTTTGTTTCAGAATTTTTCTTGTTTTCTAATGCATTAATAATATCATAGGCATAATCATTTATTCTGTTTGCTATTTTATTTTCTCTATCAGATGTTGAATAACCACTCGTATCTATTTTTTTAATATTCATTAATAGTTCTGTTCCACTCTTTGCAGTCTCTCTTACTGCTTTTTTGAATGAATCTGATATTCCTTCTCCAAAATCCGTATACTTTACTCCTGATTCTTGTAGTTCTTTTGCTGATTTATAAGCACTTCCTGTAAATTCATTTATTATTTTTTCCCCAATAGTCAACTCTTCTGTAGCTGTATCTATGCTCCTATTCATTAATGAGTTATAGCTCATTATTCCATACGCTGTTGTTGCAACACCAGCTGTAATTGCTAATCCTACCGGACTAAATAAAGCTGGTAATATTTTTGCTGCTAATCCTACTTTGCTTATTCCTACTGCTGCCTCTGTAGCATCTTTAGCTACACTTGCACCTTTGAATAATGATACTAAATTAGATATTCCACTTATTGAATTACCAATTGAACCAGCTATATTAAATCCAGCTATAGCTGTTACAACAGTACCAATTGCTATGGCAGTTTCTTTTATATCTTCTGTGTGATTAGATAAATAATCTACTGCATTAACTATACCATCTGTTATATCTGGTATCTTTCCAGTAAACCATGTTACAAACTGTTTTGCATATGGTGCTAGTCTTTCGCCTAGCTCATTTCTCATTCCTTCAGTAGCACTTTTTAATAATGTTATTTGACCAGCTAAATTGTCTAATTTGGTTTTAGCCATATTATCTGCTGCCCCATTTGCATCTTTGAGTTTATTACTTAGCTCGCTTAAACTTGCGCCTCCTTGATTCATAAGAGCAAGTACTCCTGACATTGATTCCGTTCCAAATACTGTTGATATTACATCTGCTCTCTGCTGACTTGTTAATTTACCTAATGAACTATTTAAATTATCTACTACTCCGCTTAATGGCTTCATGTTACCTTCAGCATCAAATGCATTTATTCCGTACTTCTTCATTAGCTTAGAAGCTTCATCTGTAGGACTAGCAAGCCTTGCCATTGTCTGTCTTAGAATTGTACCTGCTTGACTTCCCTTAATATTAGCATTAGATAATAATCCACTTGCTGCCGCAGTATCTTCAAAACTAATTCCTAATGCTTGCGCTACTGGTGCTGCATATTTCATTGTATCACCAAGATCTGTTACATCAGAGTTTGTAGCACTAGCACTCAATGCTAATACATCTGCTACATGTCCTGATTGTGAAGCTTGCAAATTAAATGCTCGTAATGTACCACTTGCAATATCTGTTGCTTGCGCCAAATCAAGGCTTCCTGCACTTGCTAAATTTAATAAACCTGGTAATGCCGATGTAGTTTCTTTAACACTAAACCCAGCTTGTCCTAGCAGTTCTTCAGCCTGTGTCACTTGAACAGCAGACCATGCTGTGGATGCGCCTAAATCTTTCGCTTCTTTTTTTAAGATTGCCATTTCCTGCGTTGTGGCACCCGTTACTGCTTTAACATTTGATAATCCTTGTTCAAAATCTGTATATGTTTTTAAACTTGCTCCTAATCCAAAGCCCCCTAGTGCGAGGCTCCCTACCAGTCCAATTGATATTACTTTTTTTGTTCCTGCCTTTAGCCACGAAGTAAGTCTACTATTTGCTTTTTCAATAATTCCACTTGCTTGATCTTCTGCTTTTACTTTAACCTTTGCTTCTTTATTGTTTAACTTCTCAGTTGCATTTTTTACTTTATCCAATCCAGACGTAGCATTATCTTTAAGTTTTGCAGTAGGGCTTATAGTTCTGTCTGATAAACTCTTAGTTTTAGATTCTAATTTCTCTAATGGAGATGACATCTTATCATTTAACTTTGCAGTAGGACTAGCAGTCTGATTCCCTAAATCTTTGAGCTTCTTTTTTGCTTTTTCTGCTGTTTCTTCTACTTTTTTAACTTTATTAGATGATTCTTTATCTCCATTAACATTAATTTTTATATCTAATCTATAGATTTCTTTAGATGCTATTGCAATCACCTCCTACTTTCATATATAAAGAAAAAGGGTGCCTTTTACAGCACCCTATAATTATTACTTACTATTACGTTGTTTAACTTCAATAGCAGAGAATGCAAATAACAACTTTCTTGTCATATAATCTTTCTTCATCACATCATCCGGAGACATATTATGAAGAAGAAATAAATTATATAAAGCAGCTATTGATCCTCCACTACTTATTAGTTTTTTATATCATCTTCTGTAACCTCTACATCTTCCCCAAATCCACTTAATTGAAGAATAGATTCTACTAAAGCATTTTTTTCTCCAGCTAATAATTTCTTAATTATAAACTGTTTTCCTTCACTCAATTCATATTTAGCAAGCAATTGTGTATTATTCCAGTTGAAATTAGTAGTAGCTGCTATAATAACTCCAGCATCATATTCTGCATTATCTAATTTTTCTTCCCACACACCTCTAATTTTTCTTTTTCTAGTGCATTCTTTTCTTATTCTGCTTAATTCATCTCCTGTAAGACCTTTAAGTTCTAATTGTATTCCAAGCCTTTCAAGCCTTGCTTTTCCTTTAGGTGCCTCAATTTCTTCGCCCATTAATTTTGCTAATATGTCCTCTTCCTTTGATGCTAATTGTGCTTGTTGTTCTTCATTTAATTTTTTCATTATAATATCTTCCTCTCTTATTCCAATTAATAAATAGAAAAGAGTAGGCATCTAATGCTCTACTCTAAAACTTAATAAAACTTTTAATCAGTTTGTACAATTTTATCAAGCAATTCATATCCATCAAATACAAATGGATATTCATTTTCAATTACTTCTCCTGGTTTAAAGTTTATAAGACTAATCTTTGTTACTCTACAATTTTTAAGTCTTATTCTTTCATAGCCATATGCTTCAGGATCATCTAATTCAGAAATTATTTCAAATTTTTTGAATCCATTTTCTATCATTTTTGAAGTAACTTTAAACTCTTTAAGTGAACCAGTTCCCTTTTTAGCACCAGCTTTATGTCCTGTCCATTCAGATCCACAGGTTAAAAGTTCTTTCATGTCTATTTCTACATCTGCTGTTGTTTCACTTACCTGTGTCTGCCATTCACCATCAACAAAAATCTTTCCATATGTACCACTACATACTCTTGAAGCATCTAATTCTCCAGACATTTACTACACTTCCTTTCTTATTCAGCGATAATTCCTGTTCCGTAAACTCTCTTAAGTTTTTTGTAATGAGTTACAGCCCATGTCCAATACATTTCATCAGCTTCTGCAGTTGCCTGCTTTTCTTCATCAATTTTTACAACAAAATCATCTGCGATAATTCCATTGTTATTTAATGTTTCAAAATACTTTTTAAGTGAAGATAATGCAATAGTTCTTCCTGTATCATTACCATCAGCTTTTCCTGAAATCTCAAATCTTTTAGCAGAAGTATCTTCATTTACTGTTTTTAAGAATATAACAGTCTGTATTGTTCCAAATGCCTTGCCAGCTTCATCTTTGTAAGTCTTATATGTGTTTACATCATCAGCAACAACAACTCTTCCACCATCTTCATAAAGTACAATAGTACCATTTTTAATAGCTGATGTTATTTGAGTTTTTGATAATTTAGGCGTTACGGAATCAAATATTGTAGTTTCATTACTAATTGATTCTTTAAGGCCCTTCCCAATTGCTAATGCTGCAATATATACTAATACTTCTGCACTATTGTAAGTAGTGCCATTATAAGTAGCTGTACCTAGATATAAATTATTTACAAGATAATCATTATAATCATTAGATCTTTGGTTAGCATCATCTAGTGTTTCAGAATTATTTACTCCAGTTACAAAAATAAGAAATATATCTCCATTTTCCTTACACTGAGTATTCCATGTTTGGATAGCTGCTTGTAATGCAGAATCAGCATATCTATCTATAACAAAAGCATCTTTTTCATAACCTTCAAAGATAGCCATAGCATCTATATAATCTTGATTTGTTATTCCTGCAGTTCCATCATTACCACCAGTAAAATTCTTAGTAGCAACATTATCTAAAGTATTCGTAGTTGAGCTTACTTCACTTGTCTTAGCCGTAATATATGTGTTTGCTGTTGCATTATTTATTGTCTTTGCAATTTCTGCAAATGTTCCACTAACAGTAATATTGAATAACTGTTTTGATCCTTCATAAAGGATTATGTTTTTCTTATCTGAATCTGCAACATTAGTTTTTACTGTTACCTTAAAATCTCTAGTTGTTGGATATAGAGTTTCTAATGTAATAGCATTTAATGGAGATGAATCTGTTGTTTGAAGTACTAAAGAAGCTTTTGATGCACTTGAATCTGCCAGTCTATATAGCAATAATTCTTTAGGTTTCCCTAATAACGCAAGTTTCCCTAGTTTATAAGCTGTATAATTGTCATCAGTTCCAAATGTTGCTTTAAGAGTATTTTCTACATCATTATTTATTAAAACTGGTTCTTTTATTGGTCCCCAGTTGGCTGTTACTGTTAAAGCTAATGTTCCTGTTGTACCATTTGCAATTGTAGCTTCAGCAGCAGTCTGGAATCTGTTATAAAAACCTGGTATTTCAGGTTTATTATCTGTTCCCCATGTTCCCTTTGCCATTATTTAACCTTCTTTCCTAAGAAATTTTTCACCATCTTATCTACTTCTATTTTTGTAAATTTCTCTTCTTTTGAGCAATTAGAAAAAGCACCTGCTAATACTATTTTTGTATAGCCAAGTGCTTTTGCATTTTCCATATATTCCTCTACAGAAAACTTTTCTTCATTTACTGTAGTTTTAATTGTAGATGTAGCCGTTTCTTTTGTGATAACATCTTTATTTACATCAGCCATTATACAGCCTCCTTCCTATTTAATAATTCCCTTTCCAATAATGTTTTTTAATTTAGGCGTATTATCTTCTATCATTTTTCTTTTAAATAACTCAATAGTCAACTGACCCTTGGTTATCATATCCGCCTCTTTATCTTCAGTTATACTCTTAATAGTAAGATATCTCCTATTTTCAATATCATAAGGTATTTTCAAATCAGTAATTAAATGTTCCTCTATAGTATCAAGACTCTGTTCTATTTCAGATTTATTTTCACTTAACACATGACATATAAGAGTTTTTTCTTCTCTTATAACCTTGTTTGTTTCTCTGATCCTATCCTTATTAGTTACTCTCCATAAAATTGAAGGTACCTGAAAATTACTTTTCCAGTTATTAAGATATATAGGAATATCAATAATACTTTTACTATAATTGCTTAAAGCATCAAGCCATTTATCTTTATTTTCTTCAGTGTCTTCATGTAATGCAATAATAGTAAACTTTAAACCTTTTGCTATTGCATTCCACTCTTCATCTACTATATCTTGTCCTATAATCCCATCAAATTTGCATGTAAAACTCTCGCCTGTTTTAGGATTAGTTATTACTTTTAAATTTAATGCTTTTATTGACTGCTCTGCTATTTTATCTAAACTCTTAAAAGAAAGTCTTTCATCATACAACCATATTTCAATACTTCTCCTAAATCCAACTACTTCCCCATTATCTGTATCGTCTTTTGCAACAACAACAGAATATGGCTTTTCTGTCTGCTTGTCTGGTACATTAGGTTCATAGCATCCTTTAAGTTCCGTAACTTCTTTGAGCAACTGATTTCTTATTGCTAGCCTCATATATTAATCACTCCAATACTTACCAACAGCTTCTATTATAAATTCTTTATTATTATTTAAAGTATCTTTTAATATTGGCATAGGCTTAATACCTTTTACACTCTTAGCAAAATGTCTTTCCCCATCAGTATCAATCCAACTTAATACTTTGCCTTTTACTGGAACTATCTTTTTACCAGTAGGTCCATATATACCAGTACCTTTTTCAAGCCATTCTCCATATTCTGTACCATGTGCTAAATATATAGAATACTGGCTGCCACCACCTTCTACTCCACCATTTATTCCATTTCTAGCATGAGAACTTCTATCTTTCCAGTAAGCTTTTTCTTTAGCTTTATTAACAAGTGTAGGTGCTATAATTCCTCCAAGTAACATTCCCATACCAACTTTTTTCCTGTTAATATAATCAATAACTTTAAAACCCATGAAATCAAGTCCTTTCTAAATCACACAAGTAACCACATAAAGTATCTTCGATTATTATTGGGTAAGCTCCTGTAACTTTTATATGACCTTCTTTAGACTCAAATTCAACAACATTCTTTTCATCTATCTTTATTTCATTCTCATTATTTAAAATCATCTTATATTTATTTGTAGTATAAGATGTTCCTTGAGTTTTACTTTCAATTGTTATTTTGTTTGAATTATCTTCTAAATATATTATTCCAGTATAAGTTATTATATTTTCAACTTTCTCATAAGCACCATCTACAAGAACTTTTTCAATATATTTAACATCAAAAGTAGTAGGATTTATTGATATACCTTTATTGATTGCATCTATAATCTTTTTAGATTTTAATCTAGCCATTAACAGCCATCTGCCCTTCTCATAGATGTTTTATATCCACTTGTTACAGTTGGATTCAATTTCGACTGTTCTGCTATATAATCAGCTTGATAAATAGATGCAAGGTTATTCCAATAATCAGGATCAGCATTTTCTATTTCTATAGGACCAACTTTTATTTTGCTATCTGTATTAGCTTTCATTAAACAGCCTCTCCAACTTGCTTTTAATACATTGTTGTCATTGACTGCTAATAAGTTTTCAAGTTCTTCATCACTAAATACAGGATACTGACTTTCGTTTAAATTAATTTTTAAAATATCTAAAGGTGTAAGTTCCATAACTATTCACCTTCTTTTCCTGCTCCATTGTCTTCTCCTGTGTTGTTATCAGTTCCATCTGCTTCTCCACTATTGTCTTCAGCAGGAACTTCAACTTCTTGTTTTTCTATTTCTGCATGTTGCTTTAATTCTGCAACATCTTTTTCAGCAATTTCAAATTTTTCATCTTTATTAATGAATTTACCACCATATTTTAAAAATTTATTAGCTGTACCAATATATTTTTTAACTGTTATTATTCTTTTCTTCGCCATACTAATTACTCCCTCTCTTATATAATTAAAGAGCAGCTAAATATTAACCGCTCTTTATTAACCTACAGTTGCAAAGAATACTTCATCTGCTCTATCAAAACTTACAATAGGCATTACTGAAACTTTTGTATCAACTGTTACTGGATCTTCTTTAACCATTGTTGTAATTGCTGTTCCTGTTCCAACCATAGTAGTATCAAGTTTTCCTGAACCATGTGTCTTATCAAATTCTTCAGGTGTAACACCATAAACTGTATTTCCTAATGTTGTTCCACTCATAAGAGTAACTTTATTATTTTCATAATATTGTACTGCTGATGCTCCTTCATAAGGATAGTAAGTAGAATCATCTAAGAATACAACTGTTATTCCCATAACTTCTTTAGCAAACTGTAAATAATCTTTTTGAGATAATATTCTGTTCTGATTCATAACATTACCATTTAGATGCCCTTTAATTGCAGTATTAACTAAGAATGTATTATCAAATGTTGTCTCAGTAAGCATTAATGTTGTTGGTTTTGGGTAATTTTCATTAGTTAATACCTTCTGCCATTTCTTTACGTCTCCAACTATATCTGCACTTGGATCAGTCCACTTATCTGTAGATGTTAATGTGACTTTGTGGTTACTTGGTACTCCATAATCAACAACTACTCCTCCATCATTTGCATCTGATGAATAATTTATTACTCCATTCTGAACAACCTGTGCTGCCATCGCTTTTGGAATAATATCTGAACCCTTTACCAAATTAACCTGTCCATCAAAAATTTGATCAGATATTGCTTTAACTAAATTCTCGTTATTACATCCCATTGCTGATATTAATTCTCTTCTTGTAGTTTCATCAATTCCTGTTGATTCTTTGAAGAATGGTATTTCTGTGCTTTGTACTGTGATTTCTGCAGATAAGCTTCTCATCTTAGCAGCTACATCAAAAGTACTTTGTCTTAAAGCAATTGGTTTCTTTTTAGCACCTTTTGCATTTTCAAGTTTTGTTCCTAATACTTTTTTAGGTGGAAATAGTGATTTTTCTAGTGTTGGCTCTACTGGTAATTCTTTCATGTAAAGAGCTATGTTTTGTGAATTTATAAAATCTTGTAAATTCATATGTTTTTACCTCCTTCTATTTGCCAAATATAATCATTGGCATTGCTGCTTTTTCAACTGCTTTATTAGTTGTATCTAATTTAACAGCACTTTCATAAACTGCACCATGTACCATTACTGCTGCAATTTCTATAGCATTGTCTGCTACTCCATCGGCTGATGCAGAATTTTTGAAATTTAAATCCTGATATAATATTCCATATGCTGTTGTTGAACCAGGTGTATCTCCACTAACTCCTGTTGTAACAGCAACTTTACCATCTGCTGAAATTAATGTTCCAGCCTCTAATACTTCCTTATCATTTAGTTTTGCTTTTACATCTGCTTTTTTAATTTTAATAGGCAATGTAATAAAGTGATCTCCTGCAATTAATCTAAGCTTTTTATGTGATGCTCCAATTGTATATGAACTTTGATGCATATACTCATTCCTCCTTTAAATTTAATTTTTAATTAGCTGCAAATGAACTAATATCTTTTACCTGTTTTAATGATTCTGCCTTATCTTTTCCTAGCTGCGTAGCAAAATTAGTGTTTGTTGGTTCTTTACCCCCATTATCTGCTCCACCAGTAACAAATGAGCCTGTTCCCTTTGGATCAATATTGAATAGATACTCATGAGATTTCTGTAATGGTTCAAGTTGTTCTTTTAAACCTATAATTGAATCTCCATCAACTTTTAACTTATCATTATCAATAAGTGCCATAATAAGCTTTTTATCTTTAACATTAAAAGCTCCTAGTCCTTTTTCTAACGCATTATTAAAAGCAATATCTGATAACTTCTTCTCATAATCATCTGTTATTGTTTTATTTTTGTCTTCAAGCTCTTCAACTTTTTCTTTTAAACCTGCTGCATCTTTAAACTCATCTTTAAGATTAGATATTTGTGTATCTCTCTCACCAATCTGTTTCTTATATTCCTTAGCCTGTTCATTCACCTGGTCGAATCTACTTTTAGGAACATATTTACCCTCGCTTACATCCTCAAAGTCCTGTTTATCTAATTCTTTCTTTTTATCATCTGGTAAAGCTTTGTATGCTTCTTCACCTATTATGTCTTTAATTTTTGCCATTATATATTTCCTCCATTTCTATTATCATTTTTTAACGTGTTAGGTCCACGATAGAAATTAATCAGTTCTTTAATGTCTGCTGATTAAAAGACATAATAAAAAGCCTTATTTCTAAGACTTTAGTTCATAGGAACAACATATATATTCATAACATTTATTATTGCGCTTACCATCAGTTCCACTATCATACGGACAGTTTATTATAGGTGTCTTATTATTTCTATATATACATTCTACACTGTAACTACTACCTAATATATTTGCATATTTACATACTTTTAGATTTTCTATTTTGGGAATACGATAGTTATTTTTACTCATATCTTTTGCTATTCATCAGTTTACTCATAGCCTGTTTATGAATATTTATATTATCTTCAAGTGCAATATTTAAAGCTTTATTCATTACTGGAGATAAATTGCGATTTAAAACTTCTTTAATTCCCTCAATGTTCTTTTGTAACCTTCTAGTTAGAGTATTATCTAACTTTATTAAATACTTAGTTCCACAATGAGGACATTCAATATAAGTTTCTGATATCATTGCTCCTAAATATTTTTCCTTAATTTGTGGCTCAAATTCATGTTTACAGTTTGGATTATCACAATCAATGCTTCCAACTCTAATCTTATTTGGAATATTCATTAATTGTATCCTCCTTTATTAGTTCATCTTTTCGATTAGCTACATCATATTGGAATTTATATATGATCATTCTAAAATCATGGATTCTATTTTCTATCTCTATCATTTGGCATTTTTCTATTGTTATTACATTATTATGTGATACTTCTGGATCTCCATCTTCAACTTTAATATTAAAATATTTTCCTAGAATACCACTCATAAATTCTTTTGAGCTTTCTATATCCCCAATAGAATCAATTTCATAAGTATATAATTCTCCAATGCCTTTTCCTGTTTCACTTTTGTTCAATCTTAATTTATTAGCATCTGATATCACTTTTCCATTAACGCTTATTATAGAAAAAACTGCATTTTTAACTTCTCTTGCATGTATTCTTTCTAATATTTCTGTTTTTTTCATTTATCCATCCCTCCTTTAATTCTCCAATCGCTTGTAATTTTAAAACATACTTAATTGTTCCATCTTCTTTATAGTTAATAGTCTTGCAACTGTGTTTATAGTATCAATAATCTTTTTCTTATCATCAATACAAGCATCTTCCCATTTTGTATATCCAAGATTAGCAAATACCCATTGTTTTACAATGTCGTATTCTTCATCTGTATTTGTAAGAGCTCTAATCATCTTACTATAATCAAGTTTCATCTTATGACTTGGCTTGTACATTTTCTTTGCATCTTCTGTAAGCCTTTTAAAATCATCTAGTGTGTTTTTTAATTCTTTTATTTCTTGTTGAGCTGAAATTAATTTAGTGTTTTCTTTTAATTTCTTTTCACATTTTATGAAATAATTTCTATATTCATGTGATTTAACTGTTCTTGCCATCATAGCAATATGTTTTGCAAATTCTAAAGTTATTGCAAAATCCATGGTTTCGTTACCCTCGTCATTATGACGAACCCCTGTCCAATCTGTATTCTCTTTAAAGAATTCATTTTCTTGAATATTACTTTTATACCATCTTGACCAATTAGATTTATCAAGTCCTAGACCTAAATACAATTCTTTAGCACTTACAAGCCTATCACCATTTTCATTAGTTATGATTTTAATTAATTCATTTTCCATACTGTTCATCTATCCTTTCTATTAATTAATTTCAAATTAAAAAGAATAGGTGTGGAGAACATACCTCCACATGAGTAACCTACTCTATATGAGAGCTGTCGGTTATATGGTATCTTGTCCTGTATAACCTTCTCACATAAAATAAAAAAGATAGGTGGGGACTTCTTTAATCCCAAATCCTATCTCAAACATAATAAAAGCACCTAGATTTCTCTAAGTGCTAAATTCTTACTATAATTATTATATCATGTGTATCTTTTAAAATTTCTCAATTTTTTCTCATTTTCTTCTCATTTTCCTAAACTTTTTTTATCTAACCATTCATTCATTGCTTTTCCTAACTCATTAGGTTTAGATAATTGAGAATTCATGAATACTTCTGCAAAAAATTCTTCATAATCACTTTTGCCGTATCTTGATATATTATCTGTGAAGCTAAATGCTGGATTGTTTTTTTCTGCTATAGCTATTATCTCGTTATAATGTTGTTTTATAGTTTTGTTTGAGATGTTATTATACCATTTCATTACTGCATTAGGTGTCTTCTTTTTATAGTCTAAAAAAGCATTTGGTTTATCAGACGTCCACCCCTTAGCTTCCATTTCGTTCTGTATTAAACGGTGCTGTAACATATGCCCATATTCATGAGTAACTGTGTGTATAGAAAGTTCATAATCGTTTAATGCTGTTGGCATACTCCAGCCATTAATTACAGATTGTTTTGCTTCTGCTATAAAACTTTCATAATTTTTAAAACTTTCTGGGCATAAACTTAAATTGCCCCTAGTTGGATTGGTAATACCTGGACTTGTATAAGCTATTATATCGCTTCCACCTCGTCCCCTAGGACTGGCAGAACATATTGTATATTGAGAATCATGAATTACTCCAAACTTATCCTCTAATTTTTTTAACTGTTGTGTACTATTAATCATTAATTTGTCATTTACTTTATCGAATGATTCTTCTATTTGTTTAAAGCCTATATCTTTTACTAAAACTTCCTTTGCATCTGTAGCTGTTTCAATTTTTTTATAATTTTGTTCTGTTTTGTTTTTTGGAACCTTAATGTCTATTTTCCCATCTTTGCCATTAACCTTTACTAATTCAGCACCATGCTTATTGTCTGTATTATCACTTGTATTAAATTCTGTGCTCCATTCATCCAGTTCCTTATCTTCATTGCCTTCAACCCATTTATTTATTCTTGCTATTGCATCATCAACATCTGCAACTTCTTCTGTAAAATAACACAGACAGTTGGGATGTTGTAATGGTGTTTCTTCTGGTTTAAATATTTGTCCATTATAATCATCACATATATCTGTTTTACCATGCATACGAGCACTATGACTTGCACTTAAATTCCATCTTAATCCTTTATTAAAAGGATTTTTCTTGGCATTTTGAATTTGTGTTTCTGTAGCTGCATGAGTAATACTGGTTCTAGCTAATCTCTGGGCCTGATATGATATCTTATAACTATTGAAACCTGCCTTAAAATTATTTGTAACAATTCTATTACTAGGATTAATAAGCAATTCCAAATCATTAGCCAGCTTTCTAGCATTGGCCCCACTGGCAATATTCATTTTTATAAATTCATCTATCTTATTGCTATTATCTGAAGTTAGGTTCCACAATCTTTTACTTAATGTCTTTCCATCTTTGTAATATTCACCTGCAACTAAATTTTTAACAACAGTATTTGAATAGTTATTAATATTATGTTTAACTATCTCACTTAGCTTTCTGTCTTTTGCAACTTGATCTACATAATCTAAGATAACTTGTCTTTGTATAATAGAACTTTCCATCATATTATCTTTAATATTAGGATATAGTTGCTTATATAAGTCTTTAGTATAATCATTAAGTAATCTTGCTATATCTATATCATGCACTCTAATTCTACTTATATCGGGTAATTCTAATATCTCATCAATAAGCCTTGTAGCTGATTTAGCATATATGTTATTAATCTGTTTTTCCTGTTCTATTGTAAGTTGCAGTATTTTTTTTCTTGCCTCTAATACCTTTTTCTTATAAGGGTTCATGGTACATCACCACTATTCTTCATCTTCTAGTTGTTTATTTATATCATCAATCTCACTATTCGTATCCTTTAACATTGAGTCCTGAGCATTCTGCAACATAGTAGTTTCTTCTAAAATTTCTTCAAAGGCCTTTTTTGCATCTTCTTCATTTGTAAATTCTTTAATATATGATTTTCTACTTCTAACCTTTCTATCAACTTCATCCATAGCTTTATCTTTCTTATCATCTTCATCTGAAGGTAATGGAACATTTCTCTTTATTATCTTTGTATAATTCATTAGTAACCAATACTTATCAAATATTCCTGGATAACAAAAAGAACCTACTTCGATAATAAAATCAATTAGGTTCAATAAAGGTTTTTCCCAGTCATTAAATTTTTCATCACATCTAGCCATCAAATCATTGTATAGATATCCCATAGCTTTTGCACTTGGTATATTGTTTAAATCAGTTATCTTTGGCATATCTAACATTTCTCTCATATCAGAATCACATCTATTTAGATATGCATCAATTGCTCCACTATTCCCTATATTATATTCTTGTCTCTGTATAGTTGCCTGTTTCCCCCGTTCCATGGCTTCATCTGATGTTCTTATAGCATGTAATGCATTAGGTGCTACAGTTAGTTTGTTAACATCATCTTCTTTACCATCAATGATAGCTTCTGCTCCAAACATCTGAAATCTTAATGCATCTGCAAAATCACTATTTCTTTTATTGTATTGGTTTTGAGAATCTACTAAGTCGGTTACATCAGATTCCCCAAATTTACTATTGAGCTCCCCAGCATTCTTTATTAGCCAACATGGAATAGTCTTAGATATTGTAATTTCATTATCTAGTGTCTTATCTTCCTGTAACTCAGTATTAATATATGTTTCTTTCTTATAGAATGGTTTGTACTCTAATCTAGCATTTTCGTTATCTCCAAGTATGATATGATATATTGGCTTGTAATAATAAGTATGCAGATAATACACCTTATCTTTATCCTCTTCTTTAAATACATTCTGTTCATCTTCTTCAAAGAATATTACTTTAAGTAGTTTTCCATTTTTCTCTTTATAATAAAAATTCTCTATACTTTCATATTTAATAGCAATAGGTTGTCCTGGATTAGCTTCTGCCCTAAGAAGCACCCTTTTCTTAATTGTAGCTTCTAAAAATGCTTTTCTAGTATTATTCCAAAAATCATTATTTTCAAATACATCTTCGATATATTTTCTAAGATCCTCACAATTATCCTTATCTTTTAAATCATCAGCTTTAAATACAAGTGTAGGTTCTTTACCAAACATCCATCGTGCCTGTTTTCTAAGTAACGGCTTAATTTTGTTTCTTATTTCTTGTGTAGGCTTATAATCAATATTATCATCTATTGGCCAATTCTGACCGTATAATACAGGATTATTCTTTGCTGCTTCTAAATCCTCACTCTTACCTTTATAAAATATATAATCTCTTAATACTTGCCTTCTCTCTCTTATTTCATTCCATGGTAAATTTAACAGCATATCTCTTACACTTTTTGCTTGTCTTTCTTCTACAGTTTCCAAATTAATTCACCTCTTATTTATCAAATTATTTCCCATTTTTAAAATATAGTATTTATAAACATTTACTATTAAAAACTTATTATTTAGTTAAAAGTCTGACCTTTAAATTCATTACTTTTAATAAACTTAGTATTTAAGCCATTTTTATATTTTTATAATTTCGCTAAATCAATGTTATTCGAAATAATTACCCATTTACGGCTTTAATATTTCCCAGCTTTTTAGAATATATTTTGTCCTTGTCTTCCATATGGATCCAAACCATTGTTCTTAATAACACCTTTTCCTTTTTCATATACTTCATTATCATAATTATGTTCTTTAAGATTTGATACTTCATATCCATCTAATGCATACCAAATTGCACTAAATGTATGAGGATCTATATTAAATTCATCCTCAATAATTTCTCCATCCTTATCAACAGCATAAGTTAGATCCTCTAATTCATCTATTGTATTTACGCAGTTTTCAGAACATATAATCCTTTTGAATCTTTTTATCTTCTTGGTGTTTTCAAGTCTGCTGCCTTGTCCCTTTTTAGCTCCTAACATATTAAATCCCTCTTGCCTGTAAAATTTAATAGTTTTAGGTTCTGCACAATCTGCTTTTATAAGTTCTTGAGTATTTTTGAATTCTTCTATTTCAACAGCTGTCTTATCATCAGTCATTCCATTTTTATAATATTCCCAATAAATATATAAGATCTTATTTTCATCATCTACAGCAACTCTTAATAGAGCATTGTATGAAGTGATAAATCCAAAGTCCATGCCTGCTTTATGCAATAGCTTTTTAGTATCATTCATCATTCCTATGACTTCATAATGTGGTTTCTTCTCAAACTGTGGCAATACCGTCTTACCATTAGTTCCAAATTGGCCTTTTCTTGCAATTCTCCATAAATCTTTATCATGTGTTTTTAAATCATCAAGTTGCAGTATATAAGATTTGGGCAAAAAATAATTATCATCTGCAATAGAGTGATGATAATATGTATTATTCTTTATTACTATTCTCTTTTTATATAACTCCTTATCATCCAATACAAAGAGTTTCCTTTTCTTATCTATAAAGAAATACTTATAACACCAATTGCTCTTTGATACTGGATTTGTAGTTAATATCATGTGCAATTCTAATGTCGGGTGTCTTAATCTTCCTAAGAGTTCTTTAAAACCTTCATATTTAACTTCTGAACATTCTTCTATCCATATAATAGATACATTATTTATAGATTTTAACTTCTGTGGCTTATCCATTCCTTTGAATATAATCTTACTTCCATTAGGAAAGTCGATATGCATCGGTGATGTCTTACAATGAATAATATCATCAAGACCCATTTCAGTTATTATTTCTTCAAGTAAAGAAAAACACGAATCTCTCATAGTGTCATAAACTTCTCTAACTACTAATGCAGTTCTTTTCTCTTCCAATAATTTAAGTATTAATTTAAATGCAGTATTATATGATTTACTAGATCCATAGCCACCAACTAAAAAATAAAACTTATAATCCCAGTTAAATATGTAATTTTCAAAGTGTGGATTTATCTCTCTTTCGATTTCCATGATTACTCACACTCTTTTCTTTTGATTACGATATTAATCTTTTCATCCTTACCTTTATTCCCAAGCTTATCATTTTGAAGCTGTAGCTTTTGATTCTGTAACTGCTTATTAGCAATATCAAGCTTAACCTTATCTTCATCAGATAATAAATTAAGATGCTTATTAAGGAAATCAAGTGCTTTCATTTTATCTGCAAGCTTTATCTTTATACCATCTTTTCCTTCACTTACCTCTGTAATTAATGATGTATCTACACTTATACTCTCCTTTAAATCAACATAGCTATATTCTTTTATCTTTTGTTGTCCAGTATCAGGATCAATAACTGGTGTATCAACTCCATCTTTATCTTTTGTCCATACTCCTTTTGTTTTCTTGCCAAACTTCAAATAATCACCTAAATCTGCAAATGCTATATCAATGTATTTTTGGAGTACTCCACTTTTTAGTGCTTCCTTATTGAACCTTATTTTTGTTAATTCATCTATTTGTTTCTTTATACAAGGATTTACAAGGAGTTTATATCCTTCTGCATTGGCTGTTTCATAAGTGCACGTATAAGCCTTTAAGTATGCTTTTGTTGCATTAAAGCACTTACTATAGAAAATACAAAAGAGCCTTTGCTTATCCGTTAATTCTTCATTCTCCATGACTTCTTTAACTTCATCAGCAATAGGCTCTTCATTACTATTTTCTATATTCTTTTTTGTACCTGCACTCTTTTTATTTTGTGTGCATACTTTTTTACTTTTTGTGTGCATACCTTTTTTATCTTTGCACCACTTATATCTAGTCTTCCATGACTTAACTGTATTTATAGATACATTGTATTTCTCTGCTATTTCTTTATACTTCATTCCACTTATATAATCTTCTTCTGCTAGTTCATAATTTTGTTTATCCATATCTCACTGTCACCACCTCAATCTACTAACGTTATTTTATAGTATTGAATATATAACTATAGATATTGCAAATGCTAGCATTACTAATGCACTAATTTTATCTGTTCTTGATTTTGTTTTGTTAAATATATCTTTTACAGATTGTATTATTGTTATAATTATATAAATAGTCATTACTATAAGAATGATTAATGCTGATATTACTTTTATTATTATCATTTCATCACCTTTTCTTTTCACTGTTCTTAAAACATTGCTCCAAGCCTCTATAAATATTTAGCTGTACTACTTCCTTAAAGCATGTCCTGTGTCTATCACATCCTGGATTATCTCTTTTGCATATGCACATTATTTCACTTGTACCTCTCTTATATCTTAAATTACATTTAATCTTCATAACCTTCACCTTCTTTCTAATTTTTAGAATAAAAAAGAACCCTATTTCTAGAGTTCTTTTTTATTTATATTTTTTACTTCTATCATTCGATCCCTTATTTTATCTGTTTCTATTTTAAGAACATTTTCTTGTTCCCTCTTTTTTAATATCCTTTCAGATACTTCACTATATTTAATTAAATAGTTAGTATCATATATGTTTATTTCATCTCCATAAACACTTAATTTATTGTCTATTATTTCAGCTATTTTATTGTATATGCCTGCTTTTTCACAATCATTTATTAATTCCCAAGGTTCAAACATAATAATATTTTTTATTTTATTTATTTGTTCTTCTGTAAGCTTTATACATTCTCTTGAAGTATTTATCTGATTTTCACTTATGTTAACTTGTTTTTTTAAAATATCTATTAATTCATTGAATTGCATAAAATCACCCTTTCATGTAATAATTATATAATAAATTAAATACAAAAACCAGTAAATACAATATATTGTGCCATGGAGGATTTTCACCTCACCTTCAATATATTTTCTGTATTTACTGGTTTCTAAGGCTTACGCAGTAACGACTAAACATTATTGTAATCCCTGCCTAGCATTACATGTGTGTTTATAAAAGGGGTTTAATAATTTATGTCTGAGGTATGTAAGTGTTCATGTTAGGGGGCATGTCTTACTAGATACCTCTTACTTAATATTATAACAGTTAATTCAATTTATTTTTCTCAATTTCTTCTCATTTTTTTCTCATTTTTAAGTATCGTCAGCTATTCTTTCCACGCTGAATAATAAAATATATTATCAATGCAAATTCCTATGGTAGACAATACAAATGCTTGGCTCATATTAAATTCAAATACAGCGCTTAAAAAGAAACCTATCATACTGCTGATATTTCCCGCTATCTGTGAATTATTATCATATTCTGTTCTTTTTATTTCACTGTCATATCTTTTAGCTCTTAATTTATTTCCACCGCAGATTATATTTTTAGTTAAAAGCGAAAAACATAATGTATCTAATATATAATAAGCTAATAAATTCATTCTGTAGCTTATTAACATTATTAATAGCAATATATATATAACAGCTTCTATTGTAAGCATAAGGCCATATTTTTTATATAATTTATCAGAATATTTATTCCAGAAAAATGACATTATTATCCCTCCAGCACATGTACATATAGAATTTAATGATATCATCCTTTGACCTACTGATTGCATTAGGAAACTATGTACTGCTGGATAACATGCTGCATAAAATAAATTAGATAAAAAACTTGCCAGTATTAATTTATCTTTTATAATCATCACCTTTTTACTACTCACTTTCTGCATTACATTTCATCATCTTCAATAATGAGTTGTTGCGCTTTTTACAACAACTCATTATTTTATTTATACATCCACATAGAATCCTCTATGTTTTTAACTAGTTCTTCTCTTTTTCTGTACGCAGTTGCTTGAGCTATATTAAGCTGCATTGCAATAAACGGAATCTTTTCTTTAGCTCCATAGAAATACTCTATAAATCTTTTATCTTCTTCTAACAAGTATTCTATATTTGCATTCATTCTTCTAATAAAGCTTTGCATTTCCATTATCTTAGCTTCAGTTTTTATCTTAGTCTTAATCTTTTCTATTTTCCTTTTCTCAAGCTTGGTTACTTCCTGTTCCATTTGCTTTTCCATATAGCTTGTACCAGATATACTTGATTGTACTCTTTCGCCACATCCTGCACCTGGAGGCATAGTATCAAGACTGATATATTTATGAACATTCCTCATTTGGTTATCTAAAGATATGATCTGCTCTTCTAAATCATCAACTTTTCTTCTAAACTTTTGAATTTTGCTTTTGTATTCATAATATCTATATAATTGACTCTCAGTTTTCTTAAATAAATTTTCTTGCATGTTATATCACCTATCCTTTATCAACTTATTTATGGTATAATATTAGATAGGATATGCATTAGAGAAGATTTATAAATTCCCGTTTATAGTTCTCTAATGCTTTTGTTATGTCAAGCTATATTTTAAAGTGCTGCTTAGTAACTTGTACCCATTCTCCATTAATAAAAACTTCTATCATTACTTTATTTTCAATCACATCTGCAATATTAAAACTCTCTCTATATGTTGGATGTCCTTGTTTAATATATTCTATTACTATTATCTTATCTGATAATGCATATATTCTGCCTTTCTTATATATTATTTCATCTGTATTATGTCCTTTACCTTTAATGTCCTTTATTATTCTTGCTTTATTTCCTATCTGCATTAGCTTATACCTCCTTAAAAAATATTCCTGTTATGCTTAAATCCACAGTCATCTATCTGCTCTGTAAATCTTTCTAGTGTTCTTTTCTCTTCCTCAAGTTCTTTCCATTCTTTTTTAGTAACACTATAATTCACTCTTTCGTAATCTGTATATTCGTTTTCTTTACATTCACATTGATTTCTAAGAGCATGTTTTAATATGCATGCATCTTTATAACTGATTCTTATATCTAACTTACTCATGTTTTTCTACCTTCTTCCCTATATACTTAGCTGAATTATCATTCTGTAATCTGCTCCCTAACCTCGCTATTTTCCTTCTCTTAATCTTTTTAACTTTTCTATTATCAAAGATAAGCTTCAACTGGTCCATCATTATACACACATCTGCAATCTCTTCCTCAACATTATGTTCTTTACCTCTCTTATACTTACTCAAGGCTTGTATTAACTCTGACATTTCCTCTATTGCTACATCTATCTGTGCTATCTCTCCATAAGTCATAATTGCACTCTTATATATAGTTTCTTTATTTACTTGACTCATACATACACCTTCTTTCATTATTATTTGATTATCATATGAGAATAGGATTATATATTTATGTTCTCAAATAATCCTATTCTCTATTAAGTTGTTAATTTGTCCCTTTAAAGTATTGCGAACATTTTATAAAATAAAAACTGCACTATCTTAATTGAATAGTACAGTAATATGAATTATTATTTATATTTTATTCAGTATAGGTTTGAATAACTTTTCCTCAGCTTCTTTTCTAGCCTTAACAGCATCTTCAAAATTTTCATAAGTACCCAAATTATAAGCTTTTCTTTGAAAGACTATTTGTGCTAACCATTTTCCATTTTTCTTTTTACTTACTCCTCTAACACCACTTTTATTAGATTTACTAAGTTTTTTACTTTTTAAATATGCTACATTAGTACCTTCTATTTGATATTTTCTTATATTTTCATTTAATCTACTTTCATAATATTCATCTCTTAAACATCCGCAGCTCTTAGTATATCCTTTGTTAAGCTTTTGAATTGAAACAATTATAGTATTTCCACAATCACATTTACACTTCCAAGTTGGTTGTCTATGCTGTTCTCCTACCCTCTCAATTGCAATTAATCTTCCAAACCGCTTACCTTTTATGTTAGTATAATTTGCCATAAAATCTAACCATAGCTTCTTTTGTTATAAGAGTTATTCTGCCAGCTTTTCTAAAATCAACTCCTGGCACTAGTCTTCTTGAAGCTATAGCTTTTCTTATAGCTCCCTCAGTTATCCCCCACATTTCAGCAGCTTCACTTGCAGTAAGAACATTATTGATTTCAAACTCAACATTTTCTTTTGATTCTAATAGGACTTCACCTGAATATATTATAGCTTCATCATCTATAATGTATTCATAGTCCCCCTCATCTTTATTTATACATTTTATCTGTCCAGAAACACTTAATTCATCTGTCAAGTCTATAATACAATCACCTTCTGTTGTATTATTACCTGTAATTCCATCAATACAATTAGCCTTTTCTAGTAACCAGTCTTGTGTTTCCTTTTCTAACATTCCCCATCTAACGCCTATTAATTTATTCATAACTTCACCTCATAATTTATTTTATAAAGGCTAGTTTTTTAGAGAACTAGCAAACTCTTATTTTTATTATTTAGTATTTACATCATTAATGTGTTTTTCAAATGTATAACTGAAATTTTTCTTTTCAGTTTCAGTTAACTTATTCCATTGTGCTTTTGTTTTTTTAAATTCTTCTTCTCTGATCTGCTTGCTCAATTCAATAGCTTTTTTATAAGCTGCAACTAATTCTTCATTATTTTCTATTCTTATAACATCTTTAGCGCCTAACTTTTCATATAAATATGAACCATTTACAACTAAATATTTTTCTGTTAAATAACAATCAATAGTGGACTTATCAGTTTTTAACAATTCAATTCCATTAACTTTTAAAAATCTTACTTCTCTTCCTACTAATTCAACTTCAACTGCTGTTCCTCTGCTTGTTTTATAAGAGATCATGTTATCATCTTCCTTTACTTCATTTTTATAAAGATAAGAAATGCATAAACCTAATTGAAATTTGTAATCTACATTTGGAAATTCACCTTTAATTTCTCTTGTCATTTGATGTGCTTTTTTCATTAATTCTTTCATGTTTACCACTCCTTACCTTTACTATACTTATATTATAATACGTTTAATCGTACTTGTAAATACTTTTAAGTGATATTTTTCCGATTAATCGTACTTTATTTTTCGACAAAAATAAAGGTAAAGTTATATTTTAATTCACATTACTGTACTATTCAATTTTCAAAGAACAATTTTTAATTTAAGTTAGTTCGTCAAATCTGCATATTCTGAACTACATATTTACTAAAATACTATCTATTTTCTCATTTGCTTCTTTCATTGTTGTTTTTAGCAGATGAATATACGTAGATTGAGTTGTTATTGTATTAGCATGACCTAATCTTTTCGCCACTGCTTGTATACTTACCTTTTTAGCTATTAGCAAGCTTGCATGTGTGTGCCTTAATCCGTGCACCGTTACCTTTTCAATTCCCACATTATCGCAATGTCTTTCTATCAAATCATTAAGTAATGAATTATGAATTGCAGCATGGCGTCCTTTGTACCAGTATGGGAATATCGGTTCAGTAGGGTTTAACTTTTCTATTATTGGCCTTAAAGTCCATGCTGTTTTCAAGTCTAATGATATTGTCCTATTTGATGATGCATTCTTTGTACGTTGAAATCTATTTTCCTCACACTTGGTTTTATAATCATATGATTTATTCACATCTATAGTTCTATTATCAAAATCGAAATCATTAGGAGTTAACGCAAGTCCTTCTGCATATCTTAACCCTGTATTTATAAGCAGTAATAAAAAGTGATCCCAGTTTAATTCTTTTGTATTTATATTTAAATCAGCTATAAATAACTTAGCTTCATCTTCTTCTAAAAATTTCTTTGGTTTTTTATGCTTTGGTTTACCACCTATCTGTACTCTTCTTGTGAAATCTCTCGTTATAATGCCTTCATCTACTGCATCCAAAACACACGCTCTAATCTGCCTATGAAAATCCATTGTTGTTAAATGCTCATGTGTTTCTGCATATCTATTAATTAACTCCTGGTACATCCCTCTATCAATATTAGTAATATCACATTTAGGCTCAATTTTTTTTAGCGATCTACCTGTCATTATATATTTTTGATATGTAACTGGCCTTACATTATTCTTTTTATACGTAACAATCCATTTATCGTAATAATCTGTTAGTTTCATTTCTATCCCTCTCATCGAAATCTTTATATTTAAAATCTGAGAATTTAACATTGAAATGTTTTTCAACAGTCTCGTTATAAGGCATTAAGTAAATAGAAGAAAAGGCTAATGAATCATCTCTTTCATTTTTTATAAAGAAAACACCTTTGCAAGTTCTTTCAAGAGAATCACAGTGTAAAATTGCTGCATTCATTCCTCGTATAGCTAAATTAAATATAAGAAATGGTATTGCTCTGTCGCTTAATTCTTCACATGTATAAAAATGTTCGCTTGGTAGATAAGTAAATGGTGTGTATTGTAAACATTCCTGCCACCATCTATTAATCGTGATTCCTCCTGTTCCAGATGCTACATCATAATTCATTCCGTTTTTATTTTCTGTAAGTTTGTTTAAAATTTCTGATACACATACTGGAGTAAAATCCTGTTTCTTTACTTTTCTATCTGAATGCTCCTCTTCAAAATAATCATGAAACCAGTCATATGAAACATCATTTCTATATTCTTTTAAAAACTCCAAAAATATTTTTTCTCTTTTTTCTTTGTCATGTAATATATTTAAAATAGTTTCAGGAGCTTTATAACTTTCTGTTATTCCTAAAATTTTATTTATCTCCACAAATTTTCCTCCTTCACCCTTTCTGACTACAATCTTTTTATACTAGTTATAAAAATTGTGTCTACATCATGTCCCATACTGTTTAATATTTTCTTTAACTCGCTTGCTGCTTTAGGAACCATACTGGGAAAACATCTCATTGTTGTGCTACAAGTTCCTTTCTGACATTTGTTAATTTATCAAAGTATCAAATATAGATATTTGATACTATCCTACTTACATTCTTCTTTTAATGGTCCATAAAATACACCATCATGCAAAATAATATAATTATGTTCCTGCTCCATGAATACCTCAAATTCACTTCCTAACTTAAAATCCTCATGAAGCTTTGTATCATCTTCTATAAATACAACTCTTTGTTTGTCCCAAAATGATATTTGATTTATCATTTTTACCCCCTAGAACGGCATTTCACCGTCATCAACTGGCGTTATATCTTCATCAAAGTTTCCTCCACCAAATACATCTTGACTGCTATTACCAAAGTTATTACTACCATTACTGTCCTGATTCATACTGCTCTTATTCCCTAAAAGTTTAACTCCTCCAAATATATCTGCTGTTATTTCAGTAACATATCTTTTGCTACCATCTTTAGCATCATATGATCTTGTACTTACTTTTCCACTTACTGCTACTAATGTACCTTTATTTAAATAATTTGCTAAATTCTCAGCACTTTTACCCCATAACACTACTGGAATAAAGTCTGTTTTCTTATTTTCTCCATATCCATCATCTATTGCTAATTTAAATGTAGATACTGGTGTACCTTTTCCTTGTGTAAATCTTAATTCCGCATCTGCAACTAATCTGCCTATTCCTACCCATTTATTCATTATGCTTGTTCCTCCATATACTCCATTGCTTCAGAATAACCTTCCCAGTTATCAACACCTGCACCTTCTAAACAGCTTAGTTTTTTGCTATCTTCAACAAGTTCCTCATATTCTTCTTTAGGAACAAGTATGTTTTCTAAATTTATACTATTTCGAAAAGCATTTATATCCTCGTCTATTTTATTTAGTTTTTCTTTTATGACTAATATGTCATGTTCACTTCTTAAAACTTGCTGTGGAATGAATTTCAAAGCTGAATTAAAGTTTGTACAGTATGCTATAGCTTGATAATATTCTTTCCCTATATTTTCTGCTTTTGTGAGCTTACTTTCTTCAACTACTCTTTTAGCTTTAACTATAAATTGTCTTTCATCACTGGCGATTAGATAATCTCCTATTTTTATATTCATTTACTTATCCTCCTGAAAATATTTCTCTAAATCATATCTGTAATGTACTTTCTTCTTCTGTGCTTCTATTTCTGTTCCTGATTCCTCTAAAAAACTAATTGGAATACTTTTTCTTTCTGAATGTTGTATAAACTCTTGTAGCTTATCTGCATCTATTGCATATGTCTTTTCCTTATCTCTAAAGTTAATTATGAATATTGCCTTCATCTTTGGGTGATTAACTTTAGCCATACCTTCTATTTGATTTTTTCTTATTGTTGATAACGGTAAGCTTGCCCCCTTATGACTTTTAAGTTCCATAAGGTATAATTTATCCTTAGTCATTGTCATGCAGTCACACAAGTTATGTGAAGTAAATCTAACATTATCACCACCACTGAATGAAGCTGCATTATCTATAAATCTGTAATAAAAGAAATCCTGTGTCTTTGGTATTGAAGCTTTTATATCTTCCTCAAATTGTTTTCCTGCATTCTTTGCCATACTTTCTCCTTATCCTGGAGAACCTAAGTCCTCCATTTTTCTTAAGCTATTATTTGAATGTTTTTATTTTCTTTTAATGCTTCATTAAGATATTCTTTTATTCCTAGAATAGCTGCATTTCTCCATGCTCCTCCATCTGCTTCAAACAATGCTGCACTTGGACCTTCCTTCATTCTGAATATAAACTTACTTTCAGGTTGAATAACTTCTGGGAATGTTCTATATGGTGCTAGTGTTACTGGGTTTGGTACTTCTGCTTGTCCTACACTTGCAACACCTGTTTTAATTGTTACTGCTTGGCTTATTCCGTTATCTCCTATGCTCTTAACTGCTTCATCTTTAACAAGGCCTGTGTATTTAAGAAGTATATCTCTATCATTATTTGATACAAATGAACTTTGAAGCATGATATTAAATTGTTCTGTATCTATAAATCTTTCATATCTGATATTTTCAGGTAGTATTGCCTGAGCATATAAATATTGTTCTCTCTTCCTATCTGAGTTTAATGGACTAAATAATTGAACTTGCGTAGGTGATGCAACATGAATCATTAATTTTTCTGGTAGCTTATCTGTTTCTGACTTAATGTAATCTACCAATCCAGTAAGTGTTGATATTGTAAATGATTTTGCTGTTACTTCTTCGACTCTGCTTAATCCAACTCTTGAATAAGTTCCCTGATCTAAGTTAAGAATAGGATTCTTTTCTTCTCCTTCATTGATTAAAAATTCTAAAGCTTCTTTTGATATTGACATTTTATATTCCACCTTTTAATTAATGTGCAAGGTTTAAGCCCCTTGCCATGGCTATATTTGAATTTTATTATTTAACTAATTTAATACCTTCAGTATTGAACTTTTCTTCTAGTGCTGCTTTTTCTTCTGCTGTTGTTGTCACTTCTCCAGTTTCTTGGTCAACCCTCATAGTGCTTTGCCCTGAAATCTGTTTTCCAAACTCACTTGCTAAAATTCCACCTTTGCCATCTGTACCAATAACAATCTTTGTTCCTACACTCTTAGGAGGTGCAAGCTTTGTCTTAGTTTGAATATCTAATAAAGCTAACTCCCTATCTTCTTGTGCTACGAAAGTAATGTCTACTGTTAATTTTCTTTTAGTCTTCCATTCAGTATTTGGATCAGCAATATTACTTAATACCTCCTTAAGTGCAATATTGACCTTTTCTGCTAATGCTCCATCAGCTAATGTTTCTAAGTTAATCATCTTTTCCATATTTCTCTTCCTTCCTTATTCTTAATTGATTTTCAATTGATAATATATAGTTACAGCTGTTGCTGAAATCACCTTTATTCTACGTACTTTTTTAGTATTGTGTACTAATTTTCACTTACTATTTCCTTAATCTTATTTGCCCAACATTCTTTACAGTATTCATCACCGACACATTCGTTTGGGTAAGCACAATGTATTTCCTCTGCCATACACCAAGAATTACAATACATGTCTGATAGCTCTTCTATACTCTTGCCTTCGTTATATTGTTTAATTATTTCCTTAATCATATGAAATACCTTCTTTCTTCACAATATCTGCATATTATGAATTATTCAACTCATTCCTAAGCCATGTAAGTTTAGATCTTACTATTTCTATTTCTAATCTAAGGTTATTCATAGCTTCCAATCCTACAAAGTAAGCTGATTCTGCAATATCTCTTTGAAGTCTTAATTCTGCCACTTCTTCATTTCCTTTTACCAGTTCCATAATTAGAGTTGCTGGATATTTATCAGCTTTTAATATTAATATTTCCTGCGCTTGTCTAACCTTATAATCTCTTTCTGTCTTAGCTTTTTCTAACCCAAGAGTTTTCATGTTACAATTTCCTCTATTTAAAGCTAATACACAACTATCTAGTTTTTCTAATAAATTTTGTGGATTCATTTTTTATCCTTTCCATATGGTTCGAAACTCCATATACTATTTTTATGGTATTTCCTTTTTGTATTACAACATAAACTAACTTTAGATGCTTGATATCCATTTCTTCCACATTCATTTACGGAATCCCATATTTTAATTAATTTATAATCTTTAGAATATTGATATACTTTTTTTGATTGTTTATCTTTTATCCTTTTAACTTTTGTTCCATAACTATTGTTGTATGAATAATCACACCATTCTAAATTTTCTACTGAATTATCAAAAACATTAAATTCATCTTTGTGATTTATAATTGGATAATTATTTATATTCGGTATGAAAGTTTCAGCTACTAATCTATGAATAAATTTACTTTTTCTAACCCCATTGCAATATAAAACAACTGCTAGATACCCTTTTGTGTATTTTGTAGTTCCCATTATACATTGAGATAAAAGATTGCCTGTTTTAATGCTAATAACACCACCTAAATTACTAACTTGATATAATCCTTCATAGCCTTCTATATCTTTTCATATTTCTTTCATTTTTCATCCTCCTGTAATATTAATTTTCCGTTCATTAGAGTTCTTATGACATCTTCTCGATAAAACATACCTTTTTCACTTTTGATAAGCTTACATAAGCTATCTATAGGCTTGTCTTTAATTCCTAAAGTATCTTTTATATCTTTTCTACTTAATAATTCTTTACTGAATAAAATCTCTAATTTATTTTGAAACATTAATTTTAACCTTTTGTCTAAATCATGCCCATTTTTCCCATGTACTCCCTTAGTACCCCTATGGCATCTATCACACAAATATATAAAATTAAATTTACAATTCTGTAGAGCCTTTACTTGACTTTTAAATATTATGTGATGCAATTCCGTTGCAACATTTCCACATATAGGACAAACTAAATATTCATTTAACACTGATTGGTCCTCCTTTACATCGATAGTAGTTCCATTACTTCATTAAGTTTTCCAAGTGCTAATAATCTCTTTTGTGATATAGCTTTTTCAAAATCTTCTCGCATTACTTTTATTTCTGCTTCTACTTCTGCCTTACTATCTTCTATATCATCTGCATCTTTAAAAATAATATCTCCTGTTTTTACACCAACATTTGATTTTTCATATTCTCCAAAATTCCCCTTAAACTTTCTTATTTCTGTAATTTCTACTAGGTTTGTTTTTATATCCTCTTTCTGCTTGTCTATTCTCTTCTCTACGCTCTTCTTTTTATCTTCTTGAATAGTTTTACCTTTGACCTCTTTTTCTTCTGATTTCGCCTTATTTTGAATTTTGCCTTTTGCTTGATTGTCTCCATTATTAATACATTTTTCTGGATAATCTTCTTCTTTAACTATCATCCATAAATTACTGATATCTTTAGCCGGAATGTCAAACTCTTTCTTGGCTTTACACATTGCCTCTGACTTAACTGTTCCTGCTGCCATTTCTTTTCTTAAAAATTGCTTTACATTTTCCTCAACTTTTGCTATTTTATTCATCCATTCCAACCCACTTTCATTTATAAATTTCTTGCTATCTTCCATGTACTCATAAGATTTTTTGACTATCTCTTGAATCTCTTTAATTGATAAATCTGTATAATCTCCTATTGCTGCACCATAACAATTATCTAAAGTTGTATTAATCAATTCATCTAGCTTTGACACTTCTGTTTTAATCGCATGAGCTATCAGAACTAATTTATCAGGTTCTAAACTCTGCTCCCAAAGTTCAAGTTTTTTATCTAGTGATAACATATTATTAATTTGAATCACCTTCTTTCAAAGTTATCTGCACTTCTTTTCCTTCAAATATTTTTATATGATTAAGATACTTTTCTTCTATAATATGCCTTTTAAAAGTATCTGATGTACTCATAATTACTTTATCTTCTGTTTGTTCTATAGATACATTTTCAAACCATGTTTTGTAAGTTACGTCTCCAAATTGATTAAATATCATTTCATGTAATGGAGTAGGAAAAGATAGAGATGGAGGTTGATATACTTCTTTCCTTTCTTCTAATTTCTTATCTATTCTTTTAATTTCTTTAATTTCTTCTTTTGTGTACCTTTTGATGTTTTTTTGATGTTTTTTTGATGTACTTTCCGATGTTTTTTTGATGTTTTTTTGTTGTTGGTTTGATGTACTTTTTGTTGTACCATCATCTTGGTAAACCCTATAGTTTTCAATGGTTAGCATTGTTCCTTTAGTTGTACCTTTTTTGATTATCATTTGTTCTGCCTCAAGTAACTTAAGATAATCTCTAGTTTTGTTCCTGCTCCATCCCCATCTTTCAGCTAATTTTAGTTCTGATGTATAATAACTTCCTCTAGGAATTGTAACTAATTCATTACCTATAAGTAGCTTTTCATCTTTCCATCTTGCAAGCTGGATAAGGTCCACAAATGCTCTGAATTTTTCAGCATCTTGGAATATCCAGTGCTCAAATATGCTTCTATCTAACTTTATAAATCCTTTGCTTTCCTTATCCATTAGATACACCTACTTATTAACTAAGCCTTGATTTTTTACTTCAAATGTAAATCCTTCACTTTTAATTAATTCATGTAGCTTAAGCATATTTTCTTTATTTGCTACAATTCTAAGATCATAAAAATACAACTTTTCTTCTTTATTAACTGGTACAGTTTTTTGTGGTTCTAAGTCAACTGGTACTGATACTTTTTCTTGTATTGGTGCTTGTTTCACTTCTTCTTTTGCTTCAACCTTTGGAGGATTTTCAGCAAGCTTAACCTTGTCATGTTCTCTCTTTATAATTTCCATAATTCTAGTTATGTTGCTTCCTGGAATGTATTTGTAATAATCATCAGCTTTAAGCTTTGAATTTATATCCTCATTTATAGAATAAACAAATGCATTAATACTTGCCTTGGTATTTTCTATTTCTTTTTCTTCTGCTTCCTGCTGCTGTTTTAATGCTTGTCCTCTTGCTTGCACATCTTCAACAACGCTTTTCTTACTTGCTGATAAATTAGTGTATTTATCTAGTACAGTAAGTTGTCTTGAATACTTTTCAGACAATGCTAAACTGATTATGCATTCCTTAATAATTTCTTCTGCTTGTTTCTTCTTTTCCTCTTTGCGCTTTGTATCATAAAGAACTATTCCTTCTTTAATTGGTTTCTTAACTTCTCCAATTAATGCTGTAAGTTCTTTACACTTAGCTTCAAATTCCTTAATAGGAGCTTCCATATCCTTTTTGACTGACTTTCTAAAATCTTCTATACCTTTTTCTACTTTTCCAAGATCCTGTTGAGTTTTCTTACAATCTTGAAGTGTTTCTTCTGTAACAACTATTCCTTTGTATTTTTCTAAACTTTGGTTAAGTGATTCTTTAACTTCTTCAAAGTTTGCATTTATTACTGGTAACACCTTATTTACTTCTAATTCTTTCATTCTATACACCCCTAATTTTTATAATTTCAATTCTTCAGGTAATTCATTTTCTTTCTTAGATTTTTCAGCTGCTTTTTGAATTGATTCTTTCTTTTTATTAAGTTCCCTCATGCAAGTTCCAAGACAATCATTTGTTATATCTTCAACTCTCTTAGCTCCAATACAACTTAAGAACTTTTCTTTATCAGTGTTTGTTTCCTCAATAAGTTTCTTAATTACAAATACACTTGCCTTATCTATATTCTTTTTAGCCTGTTCTGCATCTTGGTCAATCTCACCATTACCACTATCTATAATGTCAACTTCTGCAATTTCAAAAGCCATGATATATAAATATCTTCTGCAATAACTTTGAGTTCCTCCAATATTCTGTATACTGCTACACCCCTTTAATAATGCAATTTCAACTGGTGTAGAAAATTGTAATTTGTCTTCTAGATTATCTACATCAATAACATCAAGTGTTGCTAACTCCTTTGTAAATTGAAATATTGTTGCCAGTCCATTATTGTTACAGATTTCATTAATTGCTGGTAAGAAATCCCCTAGTTCAAAGTAATCATAATTTGAATACTTATTAACTCCTGTTTTCTTAAGTTTCTTATTTTGCAAATCAACTCTACTTTTTTGAATCTTCTGATAGATATTTAATTTTTTTGTTTGAACTGGTTCTTCTTTCTTTTCTGACATTGCTAACACCACCTACTCTTTAATTGAATATTTAAATTCTGTTGCTAAATTTAAAATAGACTCTAAATCATCTATAACTCTTTCTGCTGCATCTTTAGCTTCATCTGTCATACTTACTTTATGTGCATCTAGATCTGAAATATCTTGTTTAAATTGCCATATTGACACTTTAACTGACATTGCATTTCCTCCAATCTGTGTTATAATTTACTTGAATTATTTGTAATGCTATCTTGGACTACTTTGGTCGGTGTCCTTGGTAGCTTTTTCTTTAACAATTTTTATTGCTTGACTTACACTATAGTTTTCTTTCATTACTAACCTAACTATTTCATCCACTTGATGTGTACAATCTAATGATTTCTCCATATTTATCTCGTCACAACCTCCTAACCTCATAATTAAACAAGCACATCTTGTACATATTTCTATAAAATCAATAGGACTTGTTATCTTACCAAAAGATACTCTATTAAATTTAATATCCTGCTCTGTAGCTTTTAATATTTCTTTGAACTGACTTTCTGTAGTTTCTGATTTTAGCTGACTTAAAAACTCAAATACCATATTTATCTCCTATCCCTCAATTTCAATCAGTATCTTTGCAGCCTTAGTTTTTCTATTAACTAATTTTCTCTTATATGCATCAGTCCCATAGTATTGAATTGTTCTAAACTGAACATTAAACATTGATGCTAATTCGTATATTGTGCCTACTCCTAATATTTCATCTCCTTTATATAATGCATAAATCATATAAACACCTACCTTTCTTTAATATCCTTCATACATTCACTACAGATATTCTTACCTTTGTAATTACTTATATCTCTTGCTTCTCCACAAAATACACATGCTGGTTGATACTTCTTTAAAATAACCTGCTCCCCATCTACATAAATTTCTAAGGCATCTTTCTCAGCTATATCTAAGCTCCTTCTTAGTTCTATTGGAAGTACTATTCTTCCAAGCTCGTCCACTTTTCTTACTACTCCTGTTGATTTCACAATTAATCATCCTTTCTTAACAATAGATAAATACTATATTATTTAATGCTTCTTTAATCAGTTGCTCTAAAACTTCCACATTAAAAAACCTGATTTTATACTCACTTTCCAAGATTCCAATTATCTTAGATACATCTACATCCTTAGTTTCTTCTAATACAACTTCTGTTGCTTTCTGAACTGCTTCTCTTACATTTGCTGTTATTGGTTTCTTTATTTTTATCTCCTTATTTTTATATTTCTTTCAACTTATGGTAAAATATTGTTGAAAGGGGGTGATATTTATGACAAGTTCCGAACCAAATTTTGATTATTTTTCAACACTTTTTCTAAACAATGAAGTTGAAAAAATAATGAATGATTCTGCTTCTTTAGTAAAAAAAGATTTACAAGACTTGCTTAACAAGAAAATTTCAACTAGTATGAGTGAAGATGAATATTTAACTAATGTAATTACTATTATTATTAAGTATTCAGCCCACATTTCTGTTACAAATCCTTTAGAAATTATTAAAGCTTATCATCAATGGTTGATTTCAAATTTTGAACTACTTCCGAAATAGCAGAATCAATAGAATTAGATAAATACTTTAGTTTTTCAATCAACTGCTCTTGAACTGGTACTTCTTGAGCAGTTCTTTCTAATATCCTAATTGCTATGTCTATAGCTTCAATATCCTTTGTATAAACTTCATCTGCATCTTTTGTAAGAAAACTTTCTCTGTCTTTTTTTAAGTCTTTTAATTGCTCTATGGCCTGTTTATTATTCATGCTTGTGTCTTTTGATAAAATATTAAAAGTTTGTTTTAAAGCATCTGTAAGCATTTCAGGATAAGTACATTTCCCTTGTTTTATTAATTCTTTGTATTCAGACCTATCAAACAAAAATGCTAATGCTTTACAGAATTCTACTCGCTGATTTTGAATTTGTTTCTCAAGGTCATCAACCTTTGCTTTAATTTTCTCTAATGAATTTTCCACCTCTACCCCTCCTTCATTAATTAACTTATTTTATATTTCTTTATATTCCGTTTTCCTGTACCTTTAACATATGGTTTAATAAATATTACTTTTCCATTTTTATAATGTCTGTAGTGACCTGCTACACCCCAACTAAAAGTTAGTCTAGAAAATTTTCTATTACTATTTTTAGCTATTTTATATACAACATTTTTATTTGTAATAACTGTTAAAACAGTTTTACCTTTTTTACTTGAGTTTGAATTATCACAAGCATTTCTTCCTTTAGATTTATTATTAAAAGAAGTTTTAATAATTGATTCTCTATGTTTAATAAAATAATCTAAGTAATAAAACTGATACAAAATATCTAGTGTATATGCTTTACAGCCATCAAAAAATATTCGATTATTTTTAGAATATTCTTTAATAGGTGTATATCCTATAGGATTAAATTTAAAAGTGTTATTTAGAAATTCCACCATACTTTCCATAACTTTTTTTAATTTTCCAGTATCTTTATCAACTATTTCATAAGCTTTAAAAAATGCAATATTTTCATCTAAAATTTTAAATTGAACAAATTTTTCATTATTGTCTTTTCTATACCTCAATATTCCAAAATCTAATATAAAATTAGGAATATGATATCTAATTTTATATTTAAATGAATTGATAATTGCTTCATCAACATTACTTGTAATTGTTTCATATTCTTCAAGTTCAGAAACATTAGATATCACACTATTAATTTCCATAAAGACCACTCCTCGCTTTTATTTATTAGGCTTTATTCTTTGCTATGTCATTAAGTATTGCATCACCAATAATTTTTACTAAAGGTGCATAATATTCATCTTCTGTCATATCTAGTTCTTCTACAATTTCTTGACTCTTAATCTCTCCTGTTTTTCTGTCATAGACAGTTCTTAGTATTCCTACCATAAGCTATTCCTCCAAAATAATTAAATATTGATAGAAAATAAGTCCCAAACTATATTTTCATACTTAGTTTGCTAAATTTCCTCAATCTATATTCAAATTTTGGATACTTTGATATTTTAAAGAATTACTTTCTATATACTACGTTAAGCTAATATAAATAAACTCTTAGCATTTAAAACTTGATATTCCCTTATTATTTCTTGCATTTCTGCCTTTTCTTTTCTTAATTGTGCAATTTCCTTTTGTAAAGTTCTAAATTCAAATTCAGAATGTTTTTTTACGTCTATGCCTTCCAATTCTTCAATATAAATTGGATTAAATCTTACTCCTGGAACGTTTTTGCATGGTGTCAATGTACCATCTTCTATATATTTCCTTATAGTTCTTTCATTTACTTGCCATCTTTTAGCGAGTTCAGCAACTGTTAATAGTACTATTTGCATAGGCTAGTCCTCCTTGTTTAAGAACTTATTAATAAAATACTGCTGACCTTTTCCGGTAACTTTAGGTGTTTTGGTAGTTACATTCACACCATCACCATTCAAGTGTGTACTTTCTTTAATTTCAAATAGCCCCTGTTCCATACTTCGCTGAGTTGGCATATTCCAATCAGTACCTTTACGCTTAATTAGATATCCATTATCTCTTAGCCATGTGAACAATCTTACTGCACCAACATCAATACCATTTTGCTTTAATATTTTTGCAAGTTCTCCAACTAATATACTTGTCTTACTTGTAGATACTGCATCTGCAAATACTACCTTTGGTTTTTGCTCTTCTATAAGTTTCATATGTTCCTTGCTTTCAAGCTTTAAGCTTTCAACTTGCTTGTTCGCAAATTCTAATGCTCGTTTCATTATCATTTCGGGACTGTTCCAAGCCTTCTCAACTTGTATGAAATACTTACGAGCTTGTTTACCTTTTGCATTGTTTTCAACCATGCTTAATTCTTTTGCCATATCAATGGTAATTACATAGTCTTTTTCTGGTCTGCCACCTTTCCCCCCATTTTGGTGAAAACTCTCTATAATTATAAAATCAATATTTTCATCAAAATCATATTTAATAATTCTACCTTTAATCCAAGTTGTAAAATCTCTTCCAACTTCTAAAAATTCATGCAATTCTCTTGCACTTACTAAACCATCATCATTAATTTTTATTGGCTCAGAATAACTTCTCTCTTTCCTTTCTTTTGGTTTCGCTTCTCTAGGTTTAATTTGAGAAACTGTTAAAAACTTATCCATGTTTATCATTCCTTCCTAACTTACTTTTTCAAAATCCACTTTCTTAAAAAGCTCTTTTAAATTACATTCTGGAAAAAACTTTTCTTGAATTGTTAAAGCTTCATCATAAGTAAAAGGATATCTACCAGCAATCTTTAAATTTAAAGTATTGTAAGTACGTCCAATTTCTTTAGCAATTTCTTGTTTATTTACTCTCTTTCGAATAATTTCTGCTTCTAAATTGTTATACATAATCAAACCTCCTATCATTTTGAACGTTATTTCGTTCGTTAAATTCATAATAAACTAAATTTCGTTTAAGGTCAACTATATTTTTTATTTTTTCTATATATTTATCATTTATTTACGAAATTTCGTTTAAAAATATTGATATTTCGTGCAAGCAATGTTATCATATATTTATTGAAAGGAGTTACATAATTATGGATAAAACAGAAAAGCTTAAACATATAATTTTGAGCAAATATAATAGTGTTCGTGAATTTTCTAAAATAGTGGAAATTCCAAGTACAACTTTAGCAAGTGCATTAGATAAAGGTATCGGAGGCATGGCAGTTGATAGAATAATAAAAATATGCGATATCTTAAATATTGACATAAAAACTTTTGAACCATTAGAAAATAATACTTCAAATAATAAATTATCAAAAGAAGAAAATACATTATTAGAAAACTTCAACAAATTAAATAATTTAGGTAAAAAAGAAGCAAATAAAAGAGTTATAGAATTAAGTTATATGCCTATGTATTGTAATAATGAAGACGATGAATTTACAAAAGCCCAAAAAAAATCTTTTGAAGCTAGAAGAAAATCCGAACAATATTTCAAAGAACATCCTGAACAAATGCCAATAGCTTCTCATGATAAAAAAGGTGATTTTTCAGAAGAAGATTACAAGCATGATGACGATCTTATGATGGATGATAATATATGGAATGACTAATAAAGGGTGATTGTATGACAACTTATGAGATGTTATTAGACGAAGCTTATCAACTAGGGTTAATCGTAAAAGAGATTAACCTTAGAACTAGAAAAGGTAGATGCGTTGGAAATCGTATTGCAATTGATAAAAAAATTGAAACAGCTCATGAAAAAGCATGTATTTTAAGAGAAGAAATAGCTCATTATTTAAAAACAGTTGGTGATATCTCAAATCAAGATATAGTTAACAATAGGAAGCAGGAAAATATAGCTAGATCTGAAGTTATACGAAATTGCTGTAATCCTGATATGATAATAGATGCTGTTAAGAACAATCTATTTCATAAATATGATATAGTTGACTATTTAAATATAACAGAAGAACTTTTTGATGAAGCTGTTGAGTACTATTCACGTAAAGTACCACAATATACAAAAGATTCTATTACATTATACTTTAATAATCAGTTATATATTTTTAAAGAATATATTGATTACAAAAATTAATTATTGAAACGGAAGTGATTTTATGGATTATAAAGAACATATAAGAAAAAAGGATGGTGGACTTCAAGCAATTTTAAGTTATAAAGAAGATCGTAAATGGAAACAAAAAAGTAAGCAAGGCTTTGAAGATAATAAAAAAGGTGAAAAACAGGCAAAGCAATGGATGCATGATATGATTAATGATTTAGAAAATCACATGTTATTGAACAAAGACTATAAAAATATAACTTTTAAAGAATTTATTGATATATATGTGGAAGATAGAAAAGTAAACCTTTCTGATTCTTCATTACATATATTAGATACAGCGTGTAGAGTTAATTTTAATACTTTAAACCATATCCTATTAAAAGATATAAAGCCTATTGATGTTCAAAGATGTGTAAATAAAATGGTAGAGAAAAATTTAAACTCATCTACTATTGAGAGTTATTTGTCCAAAGTTCATACCGTATTTAGATTTGCCATAGATAAATATAATATAATATCTACAAACCCAATTAAAAATATAGAATATCACAAAACAAAAAAAGAAGAAAAACATGCTTTAACTAAATCTGAAGTTTATTCATTACTAAAAAAAATAAAAGTTTTAAGAAGTAAACAGTATTACATAACGTCTTTGCTAGCGGTCAAATGTGGTCTTAGAGTAGGTGAGATTTTAGGTCTAACATGGGATAATATAAATTTTTTAAATAACACATTAAAAATAGATAAACAATGGAATAAGAAAAATGGTAAATTTACCTTTACTGCTCCAAAAACTAAAAATTCTTATAGGGAAATTCCTTTCAGTAATGAAGTAAAAAATGAACTACTTGAATTCAAAAACAACTTTCCAATAAATATAGATAATAGAATCTTAAAAAGAAAAAGTAAAGATTCCTTTTCAAGTGAACTTATAAGAACATATAAACATATAGGCTTCGATATAAGTGTACATGAATTAAGGCACACTTATGCTACAAATTTAATATCAAATGGAATGGATTTTAAAACAGCTGCACAATTGCTAGGTCATGATGTTGAGCAAACTATGAAAACATACTCACACGTAAATGATGATATGCTTTCTGAAGCAAGAAAAATAATAAATATGATTTCTTAACTTTGTGACGTTTTTGTGACGAAGCTATAAATAAAACAATATATACATGCTTTAAATATACATGTTAATTCCATTTACTTTTAAGTATTCATGCTGTTTTTGATAATCTGGAAGAATACTCTCTACCCTGTTCCAAAAGTTCTTTGAATGATCTCTATGCTCAAAATGGCACATTTCATGAACAACTATATATTCAATAACATCTTCTCTTGCCATGCTACATCTCCAGTTAAAAAGTATTGCATTTTTTCCAGTACAGCTAGCCCATCTTCTTTTTTGTTCTTTAACCTTAATATCACTGACTTTATCTACAAAATAATTTTCATATTTTTTTATTTTTTCTTTTACAATTTCCATGGTTTTTTCTCTATACCATTTTTCCATTGCCACTTTCATTTCTTCTTCATTATTTGTATTTGTATATATTATAAAATGCACTTTAGGATATGGACTTTTTAAGGTTTTTCCACCAAAAGAAATTCTTATGTTTTTAAATGATTCATCATAAATTATATGAATTGGATATTCATTTCCTAGATACATAAATGTATTTCCATCTTTAAACTTTCTTATAATTTTCCCCTCATATTTTTTTATCATTTCATCTTGTTTTTCAATTATCCATTCTGCTTTTTTCCTTACGAACAATTCTACTGTTTCACTACTTACTCTTAATGGCGTTATTATAGAATAGCATAGTATATGATGTTGAATAGATATTATATATTCAAAATAAATAAAGGGTCAACATTAAAGAAATGACTAAATTATAGTCAAGGTCTTTAATGTTGGCCCTTTTTGATCTATTATATTGTTATAAAAATAATTAAGAAAGGAAAAAGCAGCAATGCTACCCGTTGAAAAGTTCCATTACTGCTTAACATAAAATAATATTTATGATAAGAAGATGATAACTCATTTAAAGATAAAAATCAAATCTATAACACAAAAAAATTATAATGAATTTATTGAAAATATGGATATACACGCTCTTACTTGTTCCTGCGGAATGTCCGGTCAGCTTATAAAGCATGCTTATTATGATAGGCACATAAAAACACCAAATGGAATAATAACACTAAAAATTCTCAGAGTAAAATGTAAATGCTGCAACAAGACTCATGCAATATTCCCTGAATGTATTGTACCTTATTCTCAAGTTCTACTAAATGACCATGTTTCGATTATTAAGGCTTATAATAACGGTTCTTCTTTTAATTCAATTATGCTATCTAATGAATTCATTGATGAAAGTAATATAAGTTACATAATAAAACAATATCTTAAATATTGGAAAGAATTAATAATTTCCTTTAGAATTTCTTTAGATCTGAGCATCTCAAAACAATGTTTAAGCCGCTTTAAACGTCAATTTATGCAGATTAAATGCACCCCTAATATTATATTTTGCTAA